ACAGCGATTGACATGGGCAAAAGAGGGACAGACCAATACTTCGGAGCTGGCGAGGCTAATGCATACAAGGCTCTGAAATAATACGGAAAAACGGACACCGCATCCAGCTGATGGTGTCCGTCTTTTTATTTCCCGCCTCTGTCAAAGTTCTACCAGCTATTAAGATATTTTGCGGATCTTCCCAAAAGGGAGATTGGCCCACGTTTTCATAAAAAGATGTCCTTGCATGCGGAACCTGTTATGTAATGGGATTTCACGCCTCCTCCGATTTGCCGATTCAGTGGTTCCTTCTATGTAATGAACACCAGCCCAGGTATTTTCCCTATTTGTCTTGAGCATGCAACATTTATTTCTCTTCAACGTTTAATTTGTATAAACAAAAGCAAGAAGGAGTGAGATCCGTGTTGAATATTTCGAAGAAAATCGTCATTGGAAGCGTTGCAGGGGCGTTATTGTTTACGGGGGGAATGATGGCCGGGAGCAACAGCGTACTGGCAAAAAAGGCAACGGAAGCCATACGGGTACATTTTGCAAATATCAAATTAATTGTCAATGGCCAAGAGATTCAAACCAAGGCAGAGCCATTTAGCTACAACGGCAACGTGTATGTTCCTGCCGCTACCATTGCCAATATGTTTGGCATCGGTCAAACGTGGGATAACGACACGCCTGCTGTCCGTTTTGAAAGTGCTGATCGAGCCAAAAATGCACCACAGTATGCGGGAATGCAAGGTCAGCAAAATTATCCACATCCATTGGATTATGTGTACGCTTTACGTCCCTATTACGAAAAAGTGGTTAATATTGTAAACAACCAAGAGCTTGTTATTCCCAAGATGGAAAGCACCGGGACCTTGACTCCCATTTCTCGCATGGTTCACGCCAACATGTTCTATATGCTCGAAAAAAATTCACAAGGTTCCTTCATCAACGGGTATCAAATTGATAAAGTGAAAATTTCCATTTCCAAAGTGTTCTCCCGTCAGATCGATCCCGTTCAAGGCTCTCTTTCCTTCAATGAGGAAACAAGGGAGTTCACCGAGAAAATTTACACACAAGCTGGCGACAGATATAAACTAGCAGGGGTAAAAGTGTATGTGATTGATTGGGATCATGTAATCACCAAGAGAGAGGAATTGTTGACTCAATAGATACTTGGAGACAACACAAGCGGCATACTGGAGATGATTTTCTTCCAGGCTGCCGCTTTTTTATGCCCAATAGATATCCACAGAGTCGTTTGACCTTTGTGGATTTTCTGTGAGTAAATGTTTGAAGCTTTTACGCAAAAAACCTCATCAACAAAGGATGAGGTTTCAGCGTGATTTGCAGACGACACTATTCCTTATAAATCAAGGATTTCAACGATTCTGCCTGATCTTTCTCCTGCTGACTAATAATTCCCTCAAATTGATACACATACGTGCCATTGTTCGTAATCGTGAGGTAGGCTACGTTCTGCTTCGTAAAACCCTCCAACACTTCATTCGCCTGCGTAATTGACAACTTGGAATTCATCGCAAGCTCCGTAGCGGTTAATTTGCCGCCATAACGCGAAGCAATCTGAAGCACCAAATTTTCCATTGCGTCTAACCTTCGGAGCCTGGTATTTTTTCTTGCCGCGAACAATAGCCAGCCACCGATCAAAGCTGGAAGAACCCCGAGCAGAAGAAAGAGTACCAAATCTTCCGTTACGGTCAACTTTGTCTCTTCGGAAGCCATTGCCCCAGCGATCATAATCACTCCAAATACCAAAATAATGACTCCCGCGACGTACTGGATTACTTCCGTAACAATTCCCCTGCTTGTCGTTTTTGGGTTCATGCACAATCAGCCTTTCGTCTATCGTTACTTTCCAGTTTATCACATCCTTTCCATTGACTCATCAGCGGAATTGCAAAGCTCAACATGTGAAAAAAGCCGAGATCTCTGGGAAGAATTTCGTCTACACGGCTAATTCTATGGATCAATTCAAACAAAATCCGACCTTGCTCTATGCAGAGTCCGGTAAAGAAAAAATTCAAATTTTATTACCTAGTCGCTTATTCCCACAACCAGAAATGATCCAAACATGAATGCATGTCAAAATCATCCTCTCATAATGAAACCAGCAGGAGAAATTAATTTCTCCTGCTGAGCACTCTGGCCAAAATTATTATGTTGCTCCGATAAGGACTAATCCCAAGCAAAACGTTGCTCTTTCCACGGGTCTCCATGATAATCTAAAAGTATACGTTTTTCACCTTGAAGGACCTGGGGTTTCACCCTCCAGGCCCTTCCTTTTTTACACCTGCTATATCAAAGCTGCAAATTCTGTAAATATTTTCTGCGCCTAATGTAATAACTCTAACTTTATTCGGGAGTTTGATCTTCATTACTTTAGAGACAGCAATCACATACATTACTTCTTCGTGAATCTTCAGTTTTTTTAGGACTTCTATTGTATGCATAAGAACCCCCTTCGATGTATATATCTTTACAGGAAAATGTTGGACATGTTATAATTCGCCCGACGTTCATCACCACCGAAGTTTTGTTATGAAAGGAACTTAATATGGCTCTCCGAAAAGGGAGATGCCGTTTGCCCGACATACTGAGAAACAAAATGAAGCCTGCAGAATTAGCACGTCGAATGAAGGTTGCTGAATCAACTGTAAGCCGCTGGATTTCCAACGAACGCGAAATGACTTACGAGAACGCCGTGTTAGCTGCTCAAATTCTTGATTGTCATGCAGAAGACTTCTATGAGTGGATCATCGTTGAAAAAGGTAAACGGCAGTGAGCTTTGTAAGCTCCTCCCACAACGAGAAACTTGCCATATAGACAAGTCGCAATGTGAACAAGTTCGCAAATCCCCCCCACTTTGAAACCTCTAATAATATTTTGTTTCCATTTTCTAATATTTGAAAATCTTATTATGATATTACCATTTCCCATACGATGGAAATACATCATATGGAACAGGTTCCAAAAATTATTGACGGTTATTGTAGAATAATGTAAAATGCTATTTTGCTTTATCTTTCTCTCCATCTTGGTAGGTGCTGAACTAAATGTATTTTCTTCTTAGAAACCGTAGTTGACGATCCGTCTTTGAAATATACCATCTTTTCATCAGGATTTGCGGCTACTACCTTGTTAAGATTGACAACATTAACAGTGTCCAAAGCTACAAATCCATATCCAGACCACAACTTCCTTGCACCTGCTAATGTGTTTATCCAGTGATATTCTCCGTACTTTGTATGCAGTATCAAAATACCGTCTCCTACCCTCTTAGGTCGATAGATCGAAACAAAGAATACATCATTGACCAAATCAAATTCCATGTAGTCATACTCATCACCTTGTTTATTCACTCTTACGCAAAATATTCGTGCTGTCATATCATCACTTTTTCCTGTGGATTTTCTGGTTGTCCATTCGATAACGATATTTTATCACGACGCAAAAGAGCCCTTAGAACTATAAGGGCTCTTTACATTGGCCAGAAATCATCGTGCTGCTTTTCTGGATCGATTTCTCTTATGACGCTTAATACCTTCTTTTTGGTTGAATTACCCGGGATGTAGTGTGGATCGGAACAAACTCGGGTAGCCGTATCCTCGCTTATTTTTGCATTCAATGTCAACCACTTCTGTGATTTCCCCTTTGAATCCAGCCACTCCCCTACTTTTGATCGTGGTTTCCCCAAACCGAACATGCAATCACCTCAGTAGCAGTTTGGACAAACCTTCCGAATATTAGTCCAAACATCCGCAAATTTTGCGGAATATTGGACATTCCATAGCGCATCAGATAGTAACACAACAGCCCGGAGCAATCTGCTCCAGGGAGGAACATAACAGTGGGAGGTGGGGTGTATGGCAACAGAGCGCAAACAGGTGGCGTTTAATGTCGATGATCCACTCGAAAAAGCATGTTATGAGTACGCCAGATCGATCAATTTCAGCAAGTGGGTAAAAGATCGACTCAAGCACACTGTTTTATCTCTGCAGGCACAAAAAGAAAACCGTCAGGTAGGCGGCAAGGGGGCGACTAAATCGTGAATATGGTTATCGTGCGCGAACTGATTGTAGGACTCCATCAGTGCGGTTTTGACGAGAAAACACTGGTAGTTGCATTGTGTGTGTATGCCGAGCGGGAGTATGAAAATATTCGTCTCGGTATCTCAGACATGTCCTGCTCTGAAGAGAAGATGGGTACACTGCTTGACTTTGCGAATCGGATGAGTTGGAAGGTATGACAGAAAAAGAAAAAACCGCCGAAAACGGCGGTGAGTAGACTTTCCCTATGGAGCTGTTGCGTTACTCGCGTTTACGCGTGCGTTACTCACAGCGTATGCCCGGGTGTGTTAATTTATGCCTGTTTCACAGTCCTATTGAAACAATTTTTCGAGCGGCAGTTGCGAAAAACCAATCAAAGCTATCCCTCCCCCAATGAGCAGCCAAGGGAGAATGTACAGTCTCATGTTGCGTCACCTCGTTTTATTATTACTATGCGCTTGTATAACGCCAAACATACAAGGAGGTACATCCATGATCGTACGGATGAATGGTGTGGTTGTCAGTTCGCCTTTGAAACCGGACGGTGTTCCTGTTCAATTGAAAAACCGACGCCGTATCGATCTACGGCGTTTGGCCATAACCCTGTGGGGATTCTCAGGAGTTTTATTTGCCAAAGCGCAAGCTTTTGCGGCAGATTCTACAGGAACCGGCTTATGGGATGGTATGTTTCCCATGTTCCAACTGTTTCAAGAGGTCGCTATGGTAATTGGTGCTCTTGCAATCATGGCCGGTCTTGCAATGCTCGTGTTCAGAAAGCGTTGGGGCGTGGTCACCATAAAGACAGCGGCAATCGTTACCGGCGGCGTTTTCCTTGTTCCAGCAGCGGTGATGCTGTTGGCTATCATCGGCACCCTCTTCAATGATCGTCTTGTCGAAGTGATGGCAAAACTCCACAAGTAAAGGAGCGATTGGAATGCTGCGCTTTTTTATCGGCTTGATTATCGGCTTTATGATCGGCATGCCATATGGTGTGTTTCAGGTTGTCGAGGTTCCGGATAGCGTCATCGTGAAAGTTGCAGCAATGATCAAAGGTGTAATAGGAGTGATAGGCAAATGAAGCCAGGATGGGCCACTATCAACGTACAGTTGACGCCGCGTCCCGCATACTGCAAGGCTCTTGCTCCAGTAATGCCAACAGCAGTCACTCCATTTTATCCCCCACCCCATCCAAAACCACCAGCAGAAGAAACAACCTCCAAGATACACAGGGTTATTAACGTAAAACCAGCCACCAAACCGTTATATACTACCAACCAACTCATCCCCCATTTGCAATTAAAAAACGACAAAGTAGATCAATTTGCCGAGGTATTGGCCGGGAGCTATATGGAACTGTTCCGACGGTGGGGCAAGGGCGGTCTGCGCGATCCAGACAGGGTATTTTTTGAAACAGTAATCACTCGGGACAGCTATCAAACTTTTGTTACAACAAACACAGGCAATGAAGATCTAGTAAAGCAACAAGCAGGCATCACATGGAAGCACGTAACCTTAAAAGAGACTGCTTGCCCTCTCCAACGTATCGATCGCAAGATCACTGCCGCATACGATATACGGATCAAACGACCGTTTTTCCTGTCTCTAAAAACAGATCGTCGACTTACTGAAAGCCCGCTCGGCGAAATCTTTGAGGTGTCACGATCGATGCAAGATGGTGACACGGCCATCTTGCAGGTTGGTTTCCAGGCAGCAGAAGAATCGTGGTATAAGGACGCAGAAGATGATAAGAGGGACTTTGACCAAAAAAGACCGCGGTGGTGGCCTCCAGGCAGGGAGATAAGCGAAGCTACAAGATGTAAGCCGGGACAGAATGGATATGATGTGACAATCCGCCTCCTGGTAACCTCACCTGATGATAGGAGACGCCGCCGAGTGGCACGCGGTTTGATCTTTGCCTTGAAGCAGTTGAACCATGACAATGAGTTGCAAGAAAAACAGATCTGGGACGGTCGTCTATCCTCCTGGATACAAAAAGCACGAAGGCGTGAAATACGAGTGCCTTGGCTATTCGGTGAGCGTCAAATCCTTACAGCCGCTGAGATCGCTCATTTTATTAAGCTTCCACAACGTAATTTACAAGAAGAGTATCCATCAATAGAGAATGTGAGTAAACCAGAAATCAACCTTCCTGACGAATTATTCCTAAATGACGTACAGGGAATTGACGTTGGACTTGTAACTGAAAAAGGAAAAAGTCGTACTGCGCGGATACCGGTATCAGCCTATCCAGGTGTAGAGGAAAAGTATGTCCGTGACACTTATTGTCTGCCTGAATTTGTGTTTGGTGAGATGGGCAGTGGGAAAACCGGCGAAGCAATCCACCGGGCAAATAGCGCCATCAGACTTGGGCAGACCGTATTTTTCTTTGATAGTGCGGATGGGGCTGCAGTTAAAGAACTTCACGACAGCCTGCCACCGGACTACCCTGAGGAAAAGATCATCCACCTTGATCTCACCAATAAGGCATGGCCTATACCGCTGTCCTGGTCGTTCTCCCCTGCTACTTTACATGGAGACGACGAACTGCAAGCAGAACAAGCCCGCGAGGCAGGCAAGGCATTTCTGCGGCAGTTTGTATCTGGCATGGCGACTGCCGACTTTACGAACCGTATGGACCGTTATCTGGCCGCTGCCGCCCGCGCCGCTGGATCCGCACCACTCGACATAGAGCTCGCACTTACCAGTCCGTCATATCGAGAAGAGTTGCTTTCGCGACCGGAAGTAGCTGCCGCCCTTGATGTCGTGTCGGAGTTGGAATATCTTCAGGACAAAGCACGCCGGGGCAGCGACGACATATCAGTGGATGGCATCCTGAGCAGGCTACGCGTTCTTTCTTCTGATCGATTCCGAACCAACCTCTTCTATCAAACATCAAGGCAGCCACTGGATTTTCGTCGATATGCTGACAATCCAGAAGGCGGATACGGATACTGCGTTACGGTCTACTGCGACAAAAGCAGCTTCGGACCTGATGGTCAGGAGGCGATCCTTACCTATCTATTCGCAAAAGTTCTGCTGGAAGGTGCATACTCCCGGGTTGATATTGCTCCCTCCGACCGCAAACCATTTGTCGTGTTGCTGGATGAACCACACCGCTTTATTCGCGGTGAAATGGCAACGAAACTTGGCGAGGAAGCCGCTGTAGAGTTGCGGAAGTATCGTTGCAAACTCGTTATGTTCGGGCACTCCCGGGCTCAACTTGGCAAACTGTGGGATTCGTTCGAATCTGGTGGCGTACAGGTTACGCTATACAAGAGTAAACAGGTCCAAACTTTCCGCGACCTTGCACCCGTAATCGCGCCGCTGGATCCGGACCAGGCCTGGTCGTCACTCGGTCAACATGAAGCTGTCGTCACACGCAAGCTGCCATCAAAGCGTGACGTTGCATTTATATGCAAGATGGCAGCGCCGCCACCATTTGTACGCGATAGATCAAAACGCCGCGAAGCGTGCTTGCGCCAGTTTGGCAGGCACTGGAAGGATGTCTCCGAAGAGATAAAGCAAAGACGCTTGGAATACGACCAAAAGGATCGTGAGTGGCACAATCGAATGGAAGAAGTAGTGCGAGAGGCAAAAGAAAGAGAGAAGGAAGAGCGGCGTCGTGTTCGCGAGGAAGAGAAGAGAGTGAAGTCCTCCACATAAGATTTTCAAGTTGCTACCCTATAAGGTTCAGCAATCTTACCTCGCACTCAGCTTTCAGCAGTTCACCTGAAAAGACTGCCTCCTCAATATATCCCCTTACCCTACATTGAACCGTATAAAAGCCGTTTTGATTCTGTCTTGAGACTATCTTGCAACCGAGTCTGCCCAGTTCATTTCGGTAAAGATGGTGCTGTTTCTCGGCAATTAAGGAGAGTTTTTCAAACGTGGGGCCATAGCGGAGTTTTAAATCTGTACCGCCTATCTTCTCTTTATCTGCCATTAATGCTTTGAAAAGTAGATCATATACGATACATTCCTGAAGTGTTTTTCTCCAACCATCGTCGATCATCGTCACCATTCCATTCAAGAAACACGCATAATACAAGAACGTTTGTTTGTATTATATGCAAGCATTAGTTCATTTATCAAGCAAAAAAATACCCCACTATTAGTGGAGTACTTTTCCCCAGCCATCTGGCGGTCCATATCGAAGCGGTGACGGCGGATCGAATGGTCCGAAGTGGGCGCGGCTATCATCATCATATCCGGGACCCCCATCAAGTTTCCATTCTGGTCCGCTGTCAAGTTTCCATTCTGGATCCGTAAACAAATTTACTTTGTGCTGATGTCTTGGTCTATCCCCAGGTCCAAACAGAATACTTTGTTCCATAGTAATCACCTCCTTTTTCTATCATACAACAATTTCGCCAGAAAATTAGGTAATATTTTCCGGGTATCTTTAGGAGCCGGCATATCCAAGGGAGAAATCGTGGATATATGTGCGATAAAGCAAAAAATGCCCTCCCCGGATTTATGGTCCGAAGGAGGGCATCATCAGTTAAACTTCACCGTTTTTGAATCTGGAATCCAATCAACGGATAAACCAAGAACCTCTGCTAGCTCCCTTGCTGGCGCGTAGGTTACACCTGTTTCTATCGTCTCAGTAATGTCCCTTCCATTCACCTGCACTTGCTTGGTCTCTGGGAACCACTCGACCGTAGCGCCTACTGCTTCCGCCAATGCACGAACCGGGAGATAAGAAACACCTTCGACAACATATCCTTTCACAGGAAGAGTGACTTCGATGCTAACAGGTTTGCGAGTATTATCCACAACTTGGGGATTAGTGTCCCACCACCCCTCGTTTCCTAGGCCATCGTTAAAGTCCACCGTATGCCCTGCAAGAGTCTGCCCGTTTCGATACTGATACAGATTCGCCGCCTTGGACAATCTGCCTTTACTCCATGCATACGTTTGCCAGAAACGTTGGCAAGCATCGCGTTTCGCCATTTCTTCGATAACTGCGTATGATCCATAAACGCCAACAAAGTAGCCCGGTAACTCCTTCGCAACTGCTCTCAAATACGCCTCAATAGCGTTGTAGTCTGCAGGCTGGGCATCGTAATCAACGGCAAAGTAAATGGCTGTACCTTCGGGCTGCATGATTAGTTTCGCTTCTTGATATGCTGCCCTTCCGTCTCTTGTACCGTTAGCTGCACCACCTTTTGCATCGTTTGTTCCGCGTTGAAATACGCTGACTACCTTCATGCCTTCTGCAGTAATCAGTTCAGCTTCGGTCCTTGTCAGACGCTTCCACGCCATGTTGGCAGGAACAAGATAGCGGCAGGCAAATTTCATTCCCGCCGCCGCGATCTTCTTTGCTTTATCCGCTGTTAAAGGAATTGCACAATCAATACCTTTGATTGTCATTTATTCATCCCTCTTTTCGAAGCTGTTCTTCAGCCCAGAGTGAATACCAATTGCCGCCAGAGCTTCAATGAATGCGATTTTACCTGCTTCCAGGTAGTCCCCACCGAATAACGATGCGTTGATCAAGTTAAACGCAACCATAAGCACCACAACGGACAACGGAATATACTTGTTAGGGAAGTCTGCCTCTATTTTCAACCATTTAGCAATAGCCAACACCAAAGCAATCATTACTCCAATTTCAATCATGCCAGTTTCAATCATTTCAATTCCTCCTATTTTGTCCCGAGATTATTTTCAAGCCTGGAAATTCGATACTCCATTTTTTCGAGCGTTGAAGCGATCTTTTCTTGTGTTTCCTGCATCCTATCTACGTGTTGCATTAATCTATCTTCCCGAGCAATTGCCTCGTTGTGTATTTTCAATGCATATTCATGCGATCTTTTCTTTTCTAAGCGATATTCCCTTATGATGAAAAACACCATCAGCAAAAATATTGCTACTGCAGGCCCAAACCTTGCCGCAACCTCCATAAAAAAAGCCAAGTCAATCATGGAAAACGCACCTTCCCTTCAATCGCTCTAAGTCGTTGATCTCCAAATCCGTCGATATTGGCTAGTTGTTCCCGCGATTCTATGGGCCTGTTTTCAATGATTCGGTCAGCAAGGACTTGCCCAATACCAGGTAAACTCACAAGTATTTCTTTGTCAGCCGTATTTATATCTACCTTCGCCGCACTCTCATATGCCCAGTTGGAAATATGGAGCAGCCCAATGAAGGTAACAACGCCAAGAGAAATGTAAAATCGGCGCATGAACGTTCCCTCTTTTCTGTGTGTTCTGAAAATGGTACAATCTGTCTGTCATTCGCTTTTCTGTGTGGGCGGATGACCCGGAGGAAAGTGTGTCCGCACTCCCTCCGGTTACTCACACAGATTTTTTTATGCATTAAAAAAACGCCTCTTTAGGCGCTGGCTTTATAGGCCATGGTATCGTCGTACTCCTGCTGAGTGATCCAGCCCTTATCCAAGGCATTATCGATCTGGTCCTGCCTATATGTTTTTGCTGCGTACTCTTTGACCGGCTCAACATACGGTTCTGGAATCTGTGCGAATGTCCGATTGCCAAAAATGTAAATATCCCTCGCATAAGTTGATACCATCCACGAATATATCGGCATATCTAGCAACCTCCCTAGGCTTGATCTGGAAATTGACTGAAGTAATGTTCGAGGAATGCAGACCAGTCTGCGTTCATTTGTGCAACCAATTCATAAATGTCGCTCATTGGTAGTTTAGATAACTCTTTCTCCCTCTGTATCTCCGAAATTGGTTTAGGATTGATGATTATCATTCGTAAGCCCCTCCAAATCCGTCTAGGATTATTCCGTTCGGACCTTCAAGCCTCTGATATAACTGGTTGAACCATCCCTTTGTAACTGTCACATCATCAACAGTAGCGAGATCCTCTTCGAATTTGTTGTGAGCAATGTCCGAGAACAGCGCATCTTCCACCTTTTGAACCCGCGTCGTAAGATTGACAATGGAAAGGTAGTTGTTAAGAATCCCTTTTTCCCAACGATTTGCGTCATTCTCTGTCGGTGTGTCGTTATATTTCCAATTAAGCTTTGCGGTATAACTCAATCATGATCACGCTCCCGGCATAATGCTGATCTTAAATTTTATTCCCCATTGTCCCGATGTACTGGTTTCATTCGTGAAGACATACGGCCTGTTGTTTAAGACTGAAGTAGTCATATCTTCCCATGTTGGAGTTGGATCGTACGCGTTATTGCAGACAAGCACATTCACATTAGTACCTGCAGGGAATTGTCCATTAAGCGATAGAATTGTTCTTGTAGGCTTGGCATCTGCAGGGAGGATGGTCGTTTCTAACTCGATCCCATCAACCGTTCGCTTGAACGTGTAAGTCCGCTTTGATGAAGCGTTATATTGGTCTGTTGCTGTAATGGTCAATTGATGTGTTACATCGGGCTTCAAAGTTAGCCAGATATCATCGGGAACCGTGAGCGTTTCCTGTTGTCCATCCACCCCCGGAAAGGATCGAATTGTATTCCCATCAACAGCCTCCGTTATAGTAAAGGAATACCCTTCTATGTCGGTTACAGAGTATGGGATCGATGGAGGCGCGGCAATACTTCCTAGGTCCTGGTCGCTTCCGGAAATTTGCGGAGGCTGATTATACAATACAGTGAAGTTCCTTGTTGATTCGGGACTCTTGCCGCCATGGTCGTCCTCTGCCCAAACCGTGAGCTTATGTGTGACGTTTTCATCTAAGATAGGTGTGACTGGGTTTTGTCCGTCATAAAGGCGATTATTCAGGTATGTCAGAGTCTTGCTGAAATTGATCGGGGTTGTCCCGTCTGATACCGAAGCGGTGATGTTATATGTGGAGCCATCGTCAATTTTGTATTTAACCGTGACTACATTCCCGGAATCGGCCTCTGTTGCTGAACCGGCAATCACATAAGTGTTCCCTTCCACCAATGTCTGATTATCGGAAGGAGACGTGAGTGTAAGTGTTGGGGCAGTATTTTTTATAGGCTCCAGCATCATCAAAAAGCTAGCTCCAGACGATACATCTGACATCCTTGTGAGAGTTTGTGAGGGTGATAAAGATGTTTCTGATGCCATCTGACGTCCTGACGTATGATAAGTACGGTCCCTAAACACCCTTGAATAAGTGGAAAACAAAGACGGAGGTGTAAATGTTAATCCACCAGCTGCGTCTCCTGCCGTTGTGATTATCAGGGCAAGTGTATCAGTTTCAGGTACAGAAAAAGGCGAAGAGATCGGATTGAAGGAGGAAGTACCCGAAAATGAGACTCCGGTCGCACCTGCAACCTTATTTACATTTCTATAGGCACTAACCACTCCACCCAAACTTCCTGCGGGCGAGAGTGTGATAGCCACACTACTTTCTCCTGGCTCCATCATCTTCGTAGCAAGAGCAAAATAACTGTTATTGGCAAGGTTAATACTTGACTGAATAGTCCAATCACTAGGTATTGAAGGTACTGATGTATTCCCGGCTTTGCGAATTAACTGTAAGACTAGTAAGTCTCCGGGCTGCGCACTCCCAGGAAAGGTTACCTGTAGAGAACTTGTACTAGCAAGATACGCAGCACTTCCAGTTGCTACAAACTCTACAGTTTTAGCCACTTTACCACTCCTTCCTTCTCAATATGGCCGTTATCGGCAGGTATCCACATTTTTACACCACTCCCACAAGCTCTTTTACTGTAATAGGCTGCCTAATGATCGTGTCAGATGGAACTGGAACGTACACCGAGTTTTCAGTGATCAACGCTCCTGCTGCATCTCTTAGCTGAATCAAAGTGACAAGATCAACGCTGGTGGCAGGTACCATATATTCAATCATCACTACATTGCCCTGCACTTCCTTCACATCGAAGGTGGTGATTTCGTAGGATTGATTCAGTACCACTTTTGCGATGCTCGTATTTACAAAGCCAGCAACACTTCCAAGAAAACGATCAGTAATCACTTGATTTGTACCTCCTCTCCTCTAACGGCAAATGGACTGACACCCAGCTGCCAGGTTGTTGAAAGGCCGGTCATTCGTTGCAAGGTGGATTTATAAATATTCTCTTGGAGGGTAATGCCCTCGTTGATCTCTGTTTGCTGGTTGTAGATCAGGTTTGCAGGCTTAACCGTTAACACCGTATGGTTCACTTCTTTAAAAACAGCTGCATCGTCGATGTCTGCCCTAACATAAAGGATGAAGTTTTGAACATCTACATCAACAACGACCAAACCGACTCCCACAAGCTCGTTTAACTGCCGTTGGAGCCATCGGATTGTAAAGGGTGGCTTTGTTTGATAACGATTAAGGATCCGCTTTTTGCGAAACTCAAGTGATTCGTTCGCTGGATCAGCTTGGATTCGAAGCATTTTCTCTCTTCGCTTGATTGCTTGCGCGTTTGAAGTCATGACGAACTGATCATCAAATAGCTGCTGAACAGCCTTTTCCAAGTTATCTACCTGTGACGCTTGAGTATCCGCTAATGCGACGAAATCATCAACTTCTTGGTAGATTTCGGGCCAATATTTTAAGATGCGGTCAGCTGACACTTAAAGTCACCGTCCCTATACTTGGGATCTGTTCTTCGGTTAGCGTGACGTTTGCAGCAGAGCCGTTTAATGTTGTGTTGGTCACGTCCACCACGCCAGACACAGACAAGATAGCTGCCTCGATCAATGCCTCGCGTACAATAATGCCTGATGCATCTGCCCATGTTTTTCGTAGCCCAAGCAAATAGTTTCCGATAGCTTCTTCAATCGGAGATTGCACTTGGGTTACTGTTGTCCCGGCCGCTAGAGTCAACGTTGTGGCGATGTTTATCGCAACAGCTTCGGCACCCGTAACGGTAACGGTATGCCCGATAGGAGCAGTGCCAAGACCTTTTCCTTGGTTCACTGTTGGATCTACAATGGTCTGTACCTCATCAACTAATGTTGGGGATGGAGGATTCCAGTCAGCACCGATAATGGTACATTTAACGGTCCCTCCACCTTGCCAGGTTGGAAATACTTTGGTTGCTCCTACGCCATCAATGCTGTTGATTTTCTGCTTGTAATCGGAGATATTTCCACCGAAGGCGGGTTCGTTCATGGCATCAAAATAACGTTGGCGAAGGTGTTCGTCCGTCTCCAGATCTTCACCAGGCACAAGGACATCCGTAAGATCTGCGCGTACAAGCCCCTGGATATAATCAATGGGTAGCATTTGACCGGATGGTTGGTTTCCTACCGATCCTGTCTCCTCGCATTCCATTTCATATTCGCCCGGCCCGATGCCTTTAATCGCGATGAAGTTCAGCGCATCCAGTGAAAAGCGGCTTCCGATGGGAATTTCAATGGGCGAATTGTTTTCTCCGTAGAACAGCCCTTTTCGCTTGGCTTTTGTAGCTGGTTCACGGGTTATGCCATATTCGGCAGTTCGCCTTGATAAAGCATCGCCAGTAGCTGTATCTGCAAAGGATAGATTCCAGTTAATGTCCACGTCTGCATACATCTGCGCCATGTTTGCGGCTACTGCCGCGCAAGCCGTATAAATCAAGCTTCCTTCCCGTTTGTCTACAGTTCTCCCATCAATCGTAGGAGGTACACTATCAAGCATCTGCTTCATGATGAACTCATAGTTCATTTGCTCGTACACTTTTACACCTCCCTCGTCATGGTGAATTCACCAAAGATGGTTACTATCGTAAATTCGACTAGCAAGGAGTCTCCCTGCGACTGAAACGTTAGGTCCCGCACATCCGTGATCCTGTCATCCTGCAGGAGTGCTTCGCGAATTAGTCGGCGCACTTCGGATTGCACAAAAAGAGGGCTCTTCCCAATGAGTCCTTGTAGTTCGCTTCCAAAGCTGAAGCTGTATATGAGATACGCGAATCGCTCTGTTTCCAATATGATGAATGCCGCCTGTTTTACAGCTTCCAGCCCGTCAACCATCTGTGTAATGCGTTTATTCTCTAGGTCCAGTTTCCACGTCAAGGAGGGCTGTTGCTGCTCCTCTACAATCGCCTGTGTGATGCTTCTTCCAGTTGGTATCATGCGTCCCTCACCCGATCCAGGATAATGTATTTTTGACCACCTTGGATGCGAAGCAGTATCACTCTATCGCCTTCTTCTAGCTTCCGGCGCAAGATGTAGTACCCATCGCCTTGCGGAACTTTCAACTCCTTTGTGGATTCGGTTAATTCCAGAAATTCCGCCGTCAAAGGGAAGCGCTGGTCCACCTCGACCTCAAGAGGAGACGCTGTTTTAATCGTGCCGTAATAAATTCCGACCGGACTGGCTGCATCCACTGCATCAGCAGCTGCTTGCTTAATAAGTCCGAGATTCAGACTAACTCCACTCATCAGACCACCTTCAATTCAACTTTCATTGTGTAATCGTCACCATCAAAATTGTGCGCCACTGAATCGACCAGGAAAGGCTGGTTGATTCCATACTCGCTGATAACGATAGGCACATAACAACCGGCACGAACGCGGACATCGCCAATTGCTTCGACTTGCAGATTTCGTGTTTCACGGTTTTTAAGGGACATAAGTTGATTTAGCAGCGCATTGATCTGCGCTTCGTTTTTATCCTCATCAACAGATTGCGTGATCTGTAACGTTCCCCACTTCGCCATGTTCGCTCTATCTTGGGCGATATACACATCGCGTTTACCCGTCTCCTTGTTGTCCCTGTACAATTTGACTTTGTTGTATGTGTCTTGATCAATGCTCGTTTTCACTACGAAGTCAGTCATTAGGCTGTTGTCGCCTATGATAAAGTCAAGGAGCATGTCCTCCGTATCACCAAGCGCAAGTTCCCCGAAATCATCGTATAGAACGTAGTTTTTTCCTGTGTTCCAGAGTGTATATACAATTCCTTTGTCAACGATGTCAAGAAGCGCCTGATTATCCTCTACCATTGTAGGGATTACGTAACCAGTTTCAGAAATTCGCCCAAGGCGTAAGTTAAAGTCATCAGCAATTCTCTTGATAATATCCGCAGCTGTGACATTGGCGAATACGTATGTGTCTTTATTCAGCAGGTATCTGATTTGATCGTAACACTTGATACGGACCGCCTCGTCTTTGCCACCATCAATGGAGAACACGTACCCGTAGAAAACGTTTCGATCATTGTACCGGAATCGTACAATATCGCCGTTGTTGACCTTGAAAGACACATCCTGATAGATGGCTCCTTTAATCAGTGTGAAATCAAGGCTCCCAGGACTTCCGATCCGGCTGGTTTTCCACGTAATCCCCGTAACGATATTAGAGATGTCCCACACATTACCGCGTTTGTCATCCAACAGCACCTCATACATTCGCTGTCCCTCCCGGCATTTGCAGCACCATACCAACCGGCAGATTCTTGAGTTGTGCATCCGTAATTCCGTTCAGCTTCTGTATGTCTCTCCATTTTGAATCGTCCCCAAGATTCTTTTTCGCAACAGACCAAAGGTTTTCTCCAGGCGCAAGGGTATGCGTTTTAGGCGGCTGTCGATCATTTTGACGCGGCTTACTTCCCTTCTCGATAATCTGCGTTGCAGAGGCGCTATTTTGCCTTGTAGTGACGTTTACACGCTGTGCAGAGTAAAACACATACTTCTTCAATTGGAGGCTGAATTCGATGTCTCCGCTGCCTCCAGCGACTTCTTTCCAGTCAAAGTTTTCAATGCTTACTGCTTCGTTGATGTCGAAACTTGCGCCGGCAAAAACAAAACGGATAGGGCGCCTGGTCCCCATCCATTCTTTGATCATCCGCACATATTCACCTGGTTCAAGGACTACATTAGCCGAGATAAACGGATAAGGCTGTGCTGGAAATATACTGCTAAAGGCGAATCTAGTTAGCTTCGGGCTTTTGATTACGTTGATTTCACCTAACCCAACGATGTCATATGTGGTGCTGTTGCTTCCGTCTCCCATTTCGATTGACCCTGGGTTAATGGGGAGTTGGAAACCTTCTTGTTGGTTGTTAAAACTAAGCCAGATTCCGTATTCCATGAAATCCTCCTTTCTGGAAGGATTACCTCTCTAATTGGTTAATCTTGTAAAATAACTGTACTAAATAAGCCGAACGTGACTCAACTCAGCTATCACTTTGCCGAGGATGCGTTCGGCTTCTCCGATTGTGACTCCCCTAGACTTTAGAATGTTAACCAATTCCTCAACGATGACGTCTGTATCGTATACGTTGATCTTTGTATCTTCGAAGCTCAAAGTTTTTCTCGACGCTGATGCAATACCTTCTTCTAACTCACTAGAAATGCGTTTGATGATTTTATCGATGGCGTAACCGTTAGCGTAGTTGTTGTTGCCTGTGATCTGTATAGTTGGATTTAATGTTACAAAAGTCTTGGGATTATCCATATCCGCAACTTTTCTCATCTCTTTCAAATCGTCAGCGGCAATGTTTATTGTTTCACGGATACTATTTGCAACTTCCTCAACGTGCTTCAATGCACTTATTGCTTCATCCACATTAATGTTCAAGTATGCTTGTACCGTTGTCTTTTCCATCTCATCTTCTCCCTTTACACATTCCAACTTGCCCTTGCAGTCGATGCGATTCCTTCCTCAAGCTCGCGATTGATCCTGGCAATTACGGTGTCAATGTCATATCCGCTGCTGTAATGGTTGTCGCCAGTCACCTGTACAGTTGGCGTGAGCGATACGAAGTTTTGGATACTCTGTTGTTCGGCATATTCGCGCATTAGGCGCAGGTCTTCGCTACTGATATCTACTGAATCGCGGATTTTTCCTACCTCTCCGACTTTTCCGATGCTTTGTATGTTTAATGAGTCTGGCATGCTTAAAGCGTTGCTCAGATTGCCTAGTGCACTCGCTCCCCAGCTATACCCAGATTCAAACGCAGCCCCAAGATCTTTTTGTTGCATTTGATATTTGGACAAGTCAACTACAGCTTTGTTTGTCTCTGGTTTGAACTTCTCTATCCAGGAGCTGTCTTGTTTTGCAATCATCTGGATGGATGAATCTGTTATCTCGTTGAATTTGCTAATTAACCAGTTGAGCACATCAACCACGCTATTAGCCCAGTTACCGAAATAATCCGATACATTCTTGAGCATGTCGTAAAACAGCTTTTGGATTGCGTACACCGGATCGATAAAGATATTTGCCAAGAACTCCGCAAAAGCCAGAATGTTATTCCAGACAAAACCAACTCCATTGTAGATGGCAGCAAACAGAGTGTTGAATGTACCTGTCACAAAACCCACTATCTGCTCATTGGTGACTCCAAGGCTTCGTAAGGCGTATATCAGTAATCCGATTGCAGCTACAATTAGCAAGATGGGCCAGTTTGCAGCTAGCCATGCAACGGCCTGAGCGTATATCGGAGGAACCAAAGCCCATAACTTTGTTACCACGCCTGGGATTAATGTGCTCCCCCAAAAGATGAGCATGGCTGTTATTTCTGGCCAGTAGGTTGAAACGACATCATAAAAGCTCATCGCTCCTTTTGTGATTGCTGTTAAAAGAACCATTGTCACCGTTAAGGCTTTTCCTAGCGCCGAAAAGAACGAATCAAATCTACCTGCTTGAAACGATTGGTTCAACATAGTTATAAATGGAAGCAATGCCCTCATCGCTTCTCCACCCGTCTCAGCAAATTTCGAGCGCATGTTGTTTGTGAAAATCTCCAGTTGTTTTGCTGGGCTCTTCATCATTTGTTCAAAAGCTTGCTGCCCCATTCGTTGCTTTTCTAGCAACAAGTCAAATTGTTTAATAAAGCCTTCCATATCCCCCTTTTTTCCAAGCTCATCAATTTTGAATGCACGAATATCGGTTTTCGACATATTGAATCGCTCGGCAAGAGATACGATGTCACCGCTCATTGCCTCTTTCAATGCAAATGCTGCCCCTTCGATTCCGTTGCCCGCTGAATCAAATGCATTCAATCTCTGAGCTAGATTGTTTAGCTTTGTCAATTGTTCGGCATTTTGCGTTGTTGAAAAGAATGACAACGTACTTTGCAACGATTTGTTAACATCTTGCCCGGCGGCTAAAGCATCGCGTTTAAATTTCTCGAACATCGCTGTACCAATCTCCGCATTCCCTGTACGCGCAATGAACATATCAAGCATTTTCTGCTGTTCCATTGCCGCAACTATCGTGGCTCTCCCCAAAGTTCTCAATCCACTGAAAGTTAGATATGTAGCAGCAATATCTTTAACTACGCTTAGCAATTTATTTGACTCATCAACACTTTGCTGTGAACTCTTGTTATACCTATTTTGCGCTGCAGTTGCCTGATCGATTGCCTTGACTATCTGAGATTCAGCTTGTGCAATTCTTTGTTTAGCTGCTATCAACGAGTTATCAACCTTTACATTTCGGTTTGCCGCATTTTGCATACTTTGCATTGCTGATATAGTCAAGTTAAGGCTTTGCGTAATGTTTTTCAGCGGACCAGTCATTGCATCAAACATTTTTAGCGTTGATGTAACTGTTGCCATTTTTTCACCGCCTTTCTGACAAAATAAAAACGCCCCAACATCGGGACGTTATGGTCTGTTATTAAAGCTGTATATGACCTTGCTCATTTATTTTTGCTGGTATTCTTTCGCTTATAAATTTTGCAAGTTTTTGAGCTATCATAAAGTTTTTGGTGTCGAAGATGAGTACGTTAGTTTCGTTTGAATCCGATGACGAATAGTTGAGGACCAAAAAGTCACCTTTTATATTCTTCTGTCCGATCCCTGACACCCCTCCGATAATAGCACCTAATGGACCGAGTACAAGACCGCCTACTACTCCTCGACCAATAACTGATTTATCTTTTTTCAGGAGTTCGCTTTTCTGCAGGCCTGCCACAGCGGTGAGTTGTTCGTATTTTAGTTCAAACGTTTTTTTGTTTGCATCGATTATCATTTTATCTTCCATCAGGAATATTTTCGCTTGTTCATTCTGACTCACGTTCGGAATTCCGTGCATATGCAATGCAATTGCACTTTCTTTCGCTCCGAGATTTTTGGCGTGATTTTTCGTCTTTTTGCTTGCTACCATCCCGATTACCGCCAATAAAACCACTGCTATTATTACAATCAAAAACAAGTCCACAAAATGACCTCCTTTTCTGGATAAATTATCCTTCACCCTATCATAACATGCTTACGAAAAGAAGGTCATTTGTGTTTCGTTTTTTTATTTGCTTTTTTCTCAGATTCAATCCGGACATCGATCATTGCGATTAATGCAGCTTTCTGCCGCAAATTCAATTCAGCAAACTCCCAAGGCATGATTCGTAATTTGTGGAGGGCGAAGTAAGCATAATTCCAATCACTATCGCCCTCGTCAATTAGTTTTTTACTTCTTCCGCCAACTCATTTATGTCGACTTGATAACCATTTACTTCTTGCACAAATTGAGCTAAATCGCCGTATTCTCCATCAAGCATTTTTTGTTTCATGGCTTCCAGAAGCTCAACTGCTCCCATGACGCCCCAGTTTTTCTGCAATTCTGCATCCTTGAAATCAGGGTAAACCGTTGTTTCAGTGATAAGCTTAGCAATGTATGCGTCCTGGTCGGTTTCGACTTGACGGACTCCCTTTATCGTTTTAACCCTACGGCAACTTTTGCGGAGTTCATCTCCTTTTGCAGCGCTGATCGCCTTGAACTTCATTAATTTTTCTTTCCCGCCAAGTTTCAACGTTTTTTCAACAACTTCTGCATCTTCAAATTCGGATACAAAAAAATCTGTCAGTGCACTCATATTCTTATCTCTCCCTTTATTTTTGTGAAATAGCAGGCGACAAGTTAATGCCGCCTCCTTTAAAACTTAAATAGCTACCGGTCGACCAAACTGGTCCAGGATGTCAACGTCATCGAAGGTAAACGGCATATCCTCGTTCAGCATTTCATCAGACGTTGCGTCAAACTTAGCTACAGTCAAACTCGTAAGATTGCAGTTCTTGAGGACAACAGTTTGCTTTCCAACACTTGATTGCGGATCCTCGTTAACTACAGTCAGGTCAAAATAAAAGTCACGTCCTGTTTTCACGTATCTAAGCATAAGATCGCGAAATACAGACGTGACATAATAAACATTAAGTGTACCAGAACCGGACCAACCAGCAGCGCGTTGTGGCGTTGTTGTCTTGCCTAGAATCGGGACGGGAGTCATGTTCTTCTCAATAGTCGCATCTAACGTGCGACCATAAAACAATTCTTCAACTCTACCCTCAATCGTCGCAAATGCTTTCGCAAATTTACCGCGAACTGCATCTTCTACGTTAAAAAACATTCGCTATCCCTCCTATTCCACCGTAATTGTAATGTAGATTTTCGCAACTGCCGAAACAGGCTGGATCCATTGGTTGATAACTACCGCATCAACCTCAATCCCCGGCAATACTTCCAAGTCCGTTTGTGGATCGAAATTTTGGATCGCCTCGACGTTTTGGTACTGTTGCGAAACGTTGATGCACTCAGACTTCAACAGATTGCGTCCATCATCGTTGTTGGGTACTTTACCAAGGTAAAACTCACTAAAGATGCGGTTGTAATCATTGGCAAGCCCATCCACAACGCGAATGACCTGGTTATTACTAAACGACTTGTTTTTATCCGGTGTGAAACTGGTAAACGTGTTGATGTCCTGTTCCACAATTGCTCTACCGTTGTTTGGAATGAACAGGAATTCACCGTTCCTGAGAGCTTCGATAATCTGGCTATTTGTGTATTTAGGCTCAACGTCTACGGCACCATCGTAGGCATCGTAGGTGAGGGATTGATTCACCTGCGCCGCGGCTTCTGCGCCAGCTACCCAGGCTACGGCTTGAGCTGCCGTAAGTTTTGTTCCGTCCGCAAGCACAACGCCGTTCTTAACGCTGATTACACCCTCATAGTCCGCTGCAGGATAGTTCTCCACAACAAGCTGTACTTTCTTGCCCTCATCGTCACGCTGACGCTTAATGAATGAAACGAACACGTCTTTGATTGTTGAGTCAGTCACGGTCAGTCCGATTGTTTGATAATTCTCTACTTCAACTGCCGTAAGAAAATCAGCGTAATCCTGTGCTGTTGGAGTTCCGTCATCGCCACCTGCAAGGGGTACTCCTGCTGTAGCAGTAGGAGCTCCCGTTCCTGAGAATGTAACCCAGTCATTTGCTGTAAGATCATCGATGGTTGCAACAGTCTGAACATCTGCCTCTTCTCCAGAAACAAACGTTTTGACATCGAATTTCTCGGTATCATCGATATTTTGCACCACTGATACCGTGATGTCGTTTCCACGAACCCCACCATACTTTGCTGTGACGGTCAACGCACCGGATGTTGCAGTGGCCTTTGTCCCCTCATTCAAGCGATAGAGCAGAACGGTTTTTGCCCGTTTCATCGCCTCTTTTACCAACAGCACATCTGAGTCTGTGATTGAGTAGCCCAAAATTCCTGAAGGATCTTCGCTAGAATCAAGCTTCACTATCTGCTTTGCTGGCCCCCACGATAGCGACAACGGCAGAGACGTGGTTCCCCGTTCTCCAATCGAACCCATTGCGCGTCTTTTGCTTTTCGCATTGACGTAAACGCCGGACCGCACTTTATTTTGAAATGTAAAGTTTCCGCCAGACACTACGACTTCACCTCTTTACTCATTGTCTTTTTCAACACGTCTCGCGCTTGATCGATCGTGTACGTCTTCCCTTCATCCAGAACAGATCGAAGAAAATCCTTTTCAAGCGGCGTAAATTGCTTGGATGCTATGAATTGCTCCTTGGTGAAAGTACCGACCACTTTAGTGCTTTCTTTTTCCTCAGCTTTTTTGCTCATTGTTTCATCACCTCTTCTACATCAAGAGTTTGCATATTTGGATAAACTGGCTTCTGTTTCCAGACTTGCATACGGTACGTGACAAAGAAGTGTAAAACCTCATCTACGATCTGCCATGACATTTTGATTCCGATAATTGGTCTGTCATTGACTTGAATCGTTTCAAGTACACTGGCAAGCTGCTCCGCCATCGTGATACGGTCTTTATTCGTCTCCGCGAAATAATGCACATCAAAAGGTAACTCGCGGTTATAGCGCCTGCCCAACTCCTGATTGTGTGTAGGCTCCAAAAGCTTCACAAAAAAAGAAGGGGTGGTTAATCCCTCCTTGATTTCTTCGCCGTATCTGTCAATGTCCGGAAAGGCTTGTGCGAGAGCTTTTAACAAGCCCGTTCTAACATCCAGGAAAGTGACTGGTTGCATTTTGTCACTCCTTATTTGGTGGTCTGCCGTTCATGATATTATCTAGCAGTTCACCCATTCGCTTTTCCAGATAGCGCGGCAATTCTCGCTCGATCTCCTGCATGGAAATGGTCATCATAAAGCGACCTTCCACCCATTTGGTGAGGTCTTTTCCTGTCCTGTGTCCGTACTCCACAAAGCTGGCATAATGCGTATTGTTATAGACCTCCACTTGCAAAGAATCGCCGCGTTTTTCGATGTTTCCTACTTGCCAACCGTTCCTCAGTTGGCCTGGTGAGGGAGTGTCTTTACCAACGGGAGTACGCTTCTTCACCTTTCGCAAAGATCGCATCGCCATTTCCATGAGAAAGTCCCGCATGAAACGCTCAATCACACGCTCATCAAGTGTCTTCTGAAATGACTGGGCTATCTTCTCAAAGCCGCTGAAATCGAAGCTTCCCCATTTCGCCATTACGCCCAGTCCTTACGCTGGATACTGACTTCCTGGTGCGAAGGATAAGGGAATGGTTCTCCAGCCTCGTATTTGCGCGTTAAAGTGCCGCGTGTGGCCTCAATCATGTCACCTTGCTTGATTTCCAACTCAGGGGCGATGAACAGTTTCGTTTCATACTGGATGTTGTTCTGAGCATCCGTTTGATTGTTGGTTCCGAGTGTTTTTTGAGATACGCGACAGATTTGATCGGAGTAAACCGCAACGGGCTTCAGCACCGTTTCTCCGTCATCAGGATCGGTCGTCTTTTCGTAGCGGTAGATGGTGCATTTGTCCTCATACAAACGCTCAATTTCGCGTCTGTAGCGCTTGTAGTTGATTATCCCCATGGCTACCACCTCATCCGTCTATACCGATGCAGATCCATCCTGTAATTAAATACAACGCTGTCTATTACCGACTTTGCGGTATTGGAGAGTCCTCCGCCTGATCCACTTCCGCCAGAAACGGACGTATCGCCTACTTTGACGTTCGCGCCACCGCCGCCCACGCTGTCGGAAATTTCATCGACATTCGGCAGATCGACGCGGACAGCATCAAGCGTCATAGAAGCCCATACATAATTCAAATCATCCGGGATGGTCGAAATGTTGCAGTAATGTTTAATGCGGCAACCAATCTCTGTGATGTAAGAGGTGATTAGTGCATCCTGTGTGCTTTCAGAGAGTCCAAGGCGCAGTTTGACGGTTTCCAATACTTTGGCGATTTGTGCTTCCCAAGTCATAGAATCGCCTCCCTATGCATACTTCCACGCCTTGAAGGTTAGGTTTTGCTTGTCTTGCCCTGTAGTGGACACATAGAGCTTGTTGTAATGGAACTCCTCGGATTCCCCGGGTTGAATCTCCCATTGGCCAAATCCTAGAGAATCGTTGGATACGAGCAATGGAGCCGTATTTGCCTTCGGGCATTGAATCTTGATCGTAACCGCGCCCTCATTAGCAAGATCAATCAATTTCGGGTAGTCACTACCGGATGTAGGATCCACTTCGCCAGAAAGAAAGGTGACCCCCACGGGCATGACGGGCTTGTTGGCTTGAATGGCAGAGAGAATTTGCGATTGAGCAGCAGCTGTAGCCAATTTCTTGATTTCGTTCGTCATTGATGTTTGGTTAGCTGCAGTCGCCAATCCGGCAGTTTGTCCAGTGATGTTAACGTTCGAGGTTCCTCCTCCGCCGCTGGACCCGGAAATGGGCAAAGGCGTTTCTGGAGTGACCGTCACACACTCTCCTTTTGATCGGTCATAATACTGCATCAATGCTGTACTCAAGGCTTATCACCCCTTGATTATTCCGGCTTTGACAAAAGAGTCGAGGTCCTTTGCCTCAACGTCAATTTCATCACCAATCTTATAGCGTTGACCGTTGTACTTGATGTTTTTTAGCAGTCGCACCTTCTGTTTCGATTTCCTCTGCTGTTTTTCACCTTGAACATCCGACATTTCATACACCTCCAAGAAAATAGGAGAGGCTGTATACCTCTCCTTACGCTCCTGCTACCTTCGCGATGAAGATTGTATCGATCGTTTCGAAAGACGGTAGGCAGATTTGAGAAACGATCGTCTCAACGTTTACTGGGTGCGGCTCTTTGATCGTTGTAATCGCAACACCTGTGTTCACGATCTGAACGTTTGCGGATGTTCCGCCACTCATCAGGTCAGCCTCTTCTGGTGTTGTACCATAGTAGAGATTCCCGAGGTTTCCTTCAGGGATGAGAGTGAAGTAATCGTCTGGATAGAAGTTTTGAGCTGCGCCGCCGACTTCGAGAGCAAACTTCTTGCCATATACAGCAACAGTAACCCCGAGTTTCGCTTCCAGGTATTGCTTCAGCATGGAGTCAGTCAAAATGATGTTTTGACCACCTGCAGGATTCATATCCAACCGAATTTTTGCGTTTGCCAGCAGGTAGTTCCATGTTTTCCGAGTGCAGATTGCACGAGTCGGACGAACACCTGTATCATCTTCGACTTTATCCTGCCATGTACGAATATCGTCAACAGGGTTGCTATTCGGGTCGCTCCATTGATCAGTTCCAGATAGTGTTTCTTGATGACCGACAGGCATCTGGTAGTCATACTCGTAATCCTGACGATTGGCAGCAATCGAAATTTTGCCAGTAGAGAGCAGTTGCATGATCATGCGTTCCGAAATGACGCGCGCACCGTTAACCAGGTTTGTGGCATCGTCGTAGATGCGGTTGATTACTGGCATCAGGTATTGCGAGTTAGTGGAAGACATCAAGCGCAGGAGTTCTTGGCGCTCTTTCTCGCCTACGCGCATTGCCTCTCGGAAGAATGGCATTTGCGTATCAACTTTGGTCATTTCAACTCGATCGCGCAGAGTGGCTTTCGCATCGAATTCAGACGGCTTCAACTGAACAGGCAGTCCGTTGAATCCTTTAATCCAGCTCAGATCAAGGCCAAGCTGCTTCCGTGCTGGGAACAGCGTTTCTCCGAGGTATGGGATCTTGTTTGATCCGTTCTCCTCGTAATATGTGGCGATCTCACGCGCATTGATAAGATCGAAAATGGTTTTCATCTATATCCCTCTCCTTACTTCACGAATGTGATTTGTTTGAGCGCCGTAATAGCATCAGCAGCAGGTGCAGTAGGCAACTTATCTGTCGCAATGAATCCGTGGATGATTGCAGCTCCTGGGGCGGGTCCATACGTTACATCCGTATCATTGAACAACACACCTTCTGCCGTTGCGTCATTTGCCACCACTGCTTTCTTCGTATCGTCAGCCAAGAACCCGCCGCCGATGATTGTGCCAGCAGGAACAATTTTTTTGCCATCTGGACCAGCAGTAATCCCCGTGTCATCGACCGTAACAGTTAGTGCAACATAATGGTCTGGGAACTTGAGGATTTGCTTTGGGGTGCCGTATTGAGTTGTAACAAATTTACTCATTGTTTTTACCTCCGTTTTACTTGAAATAGTTTGCTTGGGCTTGCTGCATCACTTCGCCCGACTGCTTGTTCTGTGCCGCCAATTGTTTTCCAAGATTTGGTTGCTGCCCCTCGCCCCCACCTGCACCATCTGCCGGCTGCATGCCCCGAAATTGGAATCCTGGTTCTTGCTTTTCAGGGACAAACAAAAAAGCCTTGCTCTCCTGCAGGGCCTTGATTTGATCCTCGAAACCAGCTTTTACGCTGCCGGATTCATCCAATTCAATTTTCGTTTTGTCCAGCAGTCCGACCACAAGATCAGGGTCGTGAACTTTCCCGGACAGGGCCAGTTTAAGCGCAGTGTTGGTTTGCAGCTCCTTCAACTCTGCTTGGTACTTATCAGCTGCTTGTTTGTTTGCTTCTTCTAGTTCTTTGATCTTGGTTTGCAAGGCTTCGTTACCCTCAGCAGACTTCTTCAAATCTGCAAGCTGCTGATCCCGTTCCTTCAAGGTGGATTCCAGCGACTTCTTAGCATCGTTAACCTCTTTGAATCGATGCTCAGGCACATAACCTTTGTAATGGCCGTCAACCCCTTCTGAGATTTGTTTGATTTGCTCCTGGGACAGTTGCATTCCTTCGAGCAGTTGTTTGAGCCAATCCATATATGATCCTTCCTTTCATCTTCGCTTGTTTTCCCGGTCGCGTCCGGTGATGAATTTGCCCAGTTTTATGCCATATGACAGGGCAAAAGAAAAAGCCGCCTATTCAGCGCCTTCCTCCCCTACGTGTTTTTCAAGCCAATCTCGATAACTTATGTCTCCCGGTACGTAATACGTCCCCTTTGAATCTCGAGCAATCCGTTCTCCAGGGTCTATTTCATCATCAAAGTAAGGGACGGTCGTTGATCTACAATTACTGTGCAGCGGCGGAAAGTTCACGCCAATCTCTTTCTCAGACAGTGGGAATACCATGTTATCCATCGACCTGCAGATAGAGCTTGTCCGGCTATCAAGCGTTGCTAAGAACTCGTATTTCTTCACCACGCCAGAAGCCCTGTAGGCGTCAAAAGAGGCTTCGTTCTGAATATGGCTAGCTTCTGTCCTCACAAGCCGTTGCGCGGCTCTGTAGCCAACTCCCATTCGTTCTGCGATGACCTTGGCTGTGTAGTCGATGCTATCACCACGAATGATTGCCTGTGTTAGCTGTGTCTGAAGCTGTTGGACAAGCCTGCTGTTATCCTTCCATATTCGCTTTGAGTAGTTTTCCTCCAACCAAGGACGCTGAACGATCTGCTTGACGTTTTCTACCTTGGCGAAAGACGCGCCGATAGAAATCCCTTTTTGCACTTCGAAGATTGTCCGGTAATACGTGTCGGTATATACATCCTCCAGCAATCCTGTCATCTGCCCGTTTTGTTTTACGTTTACGCCCTGTATGGCTCCCTCAATCTGTATCTGCAGGGCTTGGAGACGTGTAACACGCACCTTGTAGTACACATTGTTGAGTATTTGCGTCCATCGCCCGTCTGGATTGTTCTTAGCGAGCTCGGTGAATTCCTCAAGCGACATCTTGAACTCTTTCAACTGGTCGCTATTCAGCAACTTGCGCGCATCTGCTAGGTTGATTTCGTTGTTTACGGAAAATCGCTGATAGAACACCTCGATCTCACGCTGTATAGACCTCATAGCGCGGTCGTATTCGCGTTTTAGAGTTGTGTCAATGTATTTGTCTGTCTTGCGGAATTGCTCGTTGTGGATCTGCTCAGAGCGTTTCTGCCAGTATGTTGAAGATTTCATTCGGTCTCATCCCGATTCGTCCCCTGCGCTCCAGGGTCGCTTTCGTTCCCTAACATGCCATAGGTAGGCAAATCCTCAAGTTGCCTGTCGAGTTGTTTTTCTTTGCGATCCATCTCATCTTGTACGTCTGTCACCCATGGATGATTTGCAACCAACGTTTCCTCTGACAAGATTCCCATACTGTTTCTGATGTCAGTGATGACTTGCGACTCGTTGACAATCATGTCGCGGTTAAAGATAAAGTCCACTCGTTCTTTGGAATAATCGTTGCCGGTGGCATTGTCCAGATGTACATCAATAAACCAGCGCAATTGCTCGAGAGAGGCTTGAAACTCCGTCTCCATCATGTTTGCATCCATGTCGAGGTCTGCATACATATACTTGAGTGCCTCACCTGACGGAGCGCTAGAAAATTTGTCTACATCGAATAGTACCCCTCGACCAAATTCAAAAATATCTTTCCGGGCCATTTCCATGTGTGTTCGGAAAGCTTCTGTGTCGATTTCGATTCCAACCGAATCAAGGCCGCCGTCTCCAGATACGAATGCTGTGCGATAGGTCGCAATGTTTTTCCGGAACTCCGCCGCATTTGTTCCGTCATAGTTTTTGACTACATAGATGCTGTTCGGCAAATCCTCCAGGTTGTTCGCGTTATCACTCTTGCGGTTGTCGTAGTCATCCACAAGGCTTTTAATGATCTCGATAAGAGGCTGCTCTTCTTCGTTGTATTTGAAAGCGATGAACGGCACTCTCTGCCAACTCATTTGGATCTCTTTGCCGCCTGAAATAACGCTAAAGTGTCCCCCTATTTCGCCTGCTTCCACGTCAGGAACAAATCCGGCATTGCTGTTCGTAAAGCGACGAACCCCGTTTGTATCCCACCACTCGAACTTCTTGATTGTTTTACGTTGCGTACCCTCGAATTCTTCAACCTCATACACCCTTATTACAGCATCCAGGATCGTATGAGCAGCGTCACGCCAAAGTGGTATGATTTCCTCTGACCTCATCTTCTTGAAGCTCAGAACCCCGTTTTCGTCATAATACGGATGTAGCCACGCGATACCCTTGTTGACTGCCTCTTTACCAAGTGATTGCAGTCTGCGCATCATGGCTTTATCAAAAAAAACGTTGAGAGCATCGGCGTACTCATCCTTGTCTGTCTGTACACTTAGAGGTTTGCCCAGTAGATAACCCACCTTTTGATCAACGAGCTTTCGGGTAAACGCATTGGCGAGCTTATTGTTTGCGAGGTTGGGTACAGGCTCCAAACTTCCACTAGGTCCAACTGCTTTTCTCTCTCTATCCAGAATGTCCGTCTTGTTACGGTAATACCTTTCGCCAATGAGCATCCATTTGCGTTTTTCCGATTGCTCCCACTCGCTGACTTCCTGGTTGATGATCTCTTCAACCTTCATGGCTGATTGCTTGCCCTTTAGGATGATGCTGTCGATCTGCTCTTGAGGGTTATTATCGAATATGTTTGGATCTAAAAAGCCCACGCCTTTACCTCCTTTCATCCGGGAACCAGACACCGGATTTCTTCATATCGCCTTCAAAGGCATATCTCGTTGCGTCGATTGTATGGTTGTCTTTGTCTTCCAATCTTGCTTTCGGATTTCCGTCAGCATCTGTTGCGTAGTCGATGTTCTCAAACTCTCTAGCAATGTTTGGTGTTCGTTCTGGATCGATTACGATTTCCTCTAGATTGTCCAGCCATTCCTCGCCATATTGCACTGAGTCAGGACCTTTCTTAGCTCCCTTAATGCGGATGCCGTATTCTTTCAGTTCATCAATTGATTTAGGCTCTGCGCTATCAGCTGTGGTTTGTACGGTTTGGTATCCCTTCTCCTTAATCCACTTTGCTGCTTCTCGGTTGCTAATCTTCTGCCCGTAGTGTTCATCCAACGCATAAATGCGCCGTCTGGTCTTGTCATAGTGCCACCTGACGAATGTATACGGGTCTGGACCATACCCAAAGTCAACGCCCTGCCTGATGTTGTCGAACGACTTCATTTCCTCGTCTGTGATTCGCCTGAATACCAGGTTTTCAAACGGCACGACACCGGAACCGATCGCTTGACCAAGATATTCCCACTTGTACTTATCCGGCTTTGTCACCTTCACGTGTTCGGCCTCTTCCACAAACGCCTTTGATATGTGCGGATTATCCAGATAAGTAGAGTGATGAACGAATGTATTGGCTGGAATCATGTGTGATTCGTACTTCTTGTTCACCCATGATTGTTTTCGTTTCGGCGGGTTGTAGCTGTAATAAAACGCATAAAAAAGACCATCCGGCAATTCTGCACGCAACACAGAATTTTCGATGGTCGAGATTTCTTCTTCAGTTTTGAATTCAGCCAATTCTTCAATCCATAAGAAAGCGATTGGGAACTTACTCACCTTGATTGATTTGATCTTCATTGGATCGTCAGCGCCACGAAATATGATCTTGTTACCGCGTGGCAAATAGACGAGTTGCAGAGGGCTTTTAACAACACGCCAATAATCGGAGACTCCAAGCATGTCGATAGCTTCTTTCAATTGCTCAAAAACTGATTCTTCAAGCGTCCTGGCTACCTTCCTGATACACAGGGTTGTAACTGGGTACTTCATCATGTCTTTGATCAATTTCAGAGCCACATGCGTAGATTTAGACGACGCGCGGCCACCTTTTAGGACATGCCGCAGGTATTTACGCGAATTTGATGCTTTCCAGAATGACTGGAACTTCGGCGTAATGATTTGGGATAGCTTAATCCGTTTCATCATCGCCACTTCCGATATCGTCGATGATTTGAACGGCTACGTTGCTGTCTACCTGCTGCTTATCTGTCCACATTGCATATCGTTTTCCAAGCAGTTCTGCAGCTTTGATACGATCCTTGCCATCCAGTTCCTTTTTGACGAGAGCTTGTTCGCCCATACCTAAACCAAGCGGAAACTGTTCTTTCACTTGCCCGCGCAATACACTTGTTAAGAACTCAAGTATTTCGTCTTGCTTGGCGATTCGATTGCTGTCTTTTTCAGCAATTATTTTGTCGACGTATTCCCTAACCTTAACATTGCTTAACAGTCTGCTTGCAGCTGCTTCTGCTACATTTCCTTTTCCTGTGTAACCAGCACGCCTATAAGCCTCTGTCGCATTGCCTGTTTCAATGTAATAATCAGCAAACTTCTTTTGTTTCTCCGTTAGTTTCACATGGCATCACCACCACCGTCGTTTGAGTTGAATTACAAAAGAAAAAGCACCGCGTGGGTGCTATTTAAATAGACGTGCAAAATACTCTTGTGCTGCCTTCTGAAGCATTTCATTCCATGTATCGAATCTTGTATGAATTTTTACATAATCATCTTTTTCTTTCTCATCGATTTGATCCCACTCTTCCTGTGTTTCAAATTTGAATGGGCTCTTATCGAAAAATTCTTGTGAGTTCTCAAAGTCTGTGTACTTTTGCATAAATGCATCATTGAGTAATTCAGATATGCTGACATTCCCAGAAGCTTCTTTGACCTTCTTTTGCAAATGTTTACTTAAATCGTTAAGATTACGAAATTGAGCCATATCGCTCACCTCCTCCTCCGTCACACTTCGACATAAGGAAGAGATTCCCTCTATACTTACAATTTCCCAATAGACATTGCTCAATATTGCTCTTGAATCTTTTTAATCATGCAGAAAAGTTGTTCTTCTGCCTTTTTGAAGCTACCTTTCCAAATGTGCAATCTCTCTACCCCTAACCCAACTCTAATTTCAAACAGTACAGCTTTTTTGCGCTCTTTCCTCGCTTGCTGCAGAACGGACAAAATGCTATAGGTGTTTTCAAGACCAATGGTTCCGCAGTATTGATACGATCTCGAAAATGGTCTTTTTGAATAAAATCTGAACCCATCAATCTTTTCCACCAACCCATCTTCTCTATACCAACAGGTTGTGTATTTTAGCTCGATGTCAGATTTTACATACCACATCAATTCCTTCAAGATACTCATTACAACCACCTCTCTCTATCCTTTTTCGCCTCTTGCGCTTTGCTCTCCACATCGGCTTTCTTCCCCAAGGATGAGAGTGTGGTTTATATCCCAAAGTCCTGATGTCCCTTCCGATGTCGTTAGGATCGTCTCGGAAGTGTATTTCATCTGGGCTAAATCGCCAAAACTTCCCCTTTTTGAACCGTTGTTTCATCGGTTCTGTTGGCAGATAGAAGCGCACGACTTTTCTTCCCCCATCTAATCTTCTCTTTCTCCCTATATGCCTGCACACAATCTTCCCATTCAACGAGCTTCCCGTCTTTGGTTGGCATTGTGATTTTAACGTTTGTCATTTCTCTTCACCCCGCAATGAATGCAAAACAACTCTTCGTCGCCATCTATCCAGTACATGTGTTGGCATTGTTTTGTTTTGGATACACGCCACTTCCATGTGTCATACACGGCTGCTCCGACCATTCCCAGAACGAACACAACGATGCAGCTGATCCCGAACCCCGTCATATCCTTTTGCCTCGAAACCTAGTAGTGAGATACTCGATTCCCTCAGAGTGAGATATTTGTCCGACCCTCATCTGATGAGCTAACTTATCGAGCTTGTTATACCCAGGCCACAGACAGCCCATTTCGCTTTCATAGTCAACTTCTGGGTTCTGCCATGTTACCGCCTCCGCATGCTCCTTACTGCCGCAGAAAGGGCAATGTACCTTCTTGTCTTTTGTCTCCTCTGCGATCAACAGAAAGCCTATTTCGCATTTGTGACATTGCCATTTCTCCAGCAATATGGATTCCTCCCTCAAATGGAAAAGCCACCCGGTATTTTCCGAATGGCTTTTCGCTTTGTATAGCCCCCATCTATCCGCCAACCAGTATAAGGCGCGTCTTGTGCCATCGCACCCGGCGGAATCGATCATATGCGGGAGCCGACCGGGATAGCCCCGATCCCTCTTCAATTCAGGCTCCAGGATATTTCCCTTTACCTCGACCTATATCCTAGTTTACACTAGAAATTTTAGGCTGTCTGTGGCATCGATGTGGCATCTTTTGTATTCTACTTGATACACGCCGGATATGATCGTAACTATATCCCAGTTTTTCAGCAATCTCATTCAGTCGCATATTCAGCTTGTCCCGCATAAACGCAACCTTGTAATCAAGACCGTCCAATTGCGATAATACACTCTCCACTTTGTTCAGTGTCTCGCGCTTTGCCTTGAGTTGTTCATCCACTTGTTCAATCATGGTATCGATCTTGTTCATCCGTTCCACAATGCGATCCAACGTGTATGGAACGAAATTCGATTGCACTCGATCTTTGGAGTAATCAACTGCGCCCATTCCCTTTGGTGCGGTTGAATTCATGCTTTTCAGGAGAAATCGCCTTTCTGTGAGCAAATCATTCTTCCTGGCTTCCAACATATCGATTTCAGCGACAAGTTCGCCATATGTGTGACCGAAGTTGTCTATCACAGTCAAGCTATCCCCTCCGTTACTGTTTAGCTTTTTCGTCCTTCATCCATCCCAGCAAGCCATATCCAGCAATGTCCTTGTACGGTGTTTCGCCATCGTCATTCTTTCCTGTTGCTAACCGCATTTGTTTATCAAAGATCCGCACAATTGCCAGCATGTCCGTGTACTGCTCCGGTTGAATTCCACTAGGATACAGTAGTTTTAGAAACTCCCCGCATTTTTCAAATGAGTTTCCATATCTTACTTGTCTATCGTCAATGAATGCACCAAGCTCGGTGCCGATTTCTTGGAAGGTCGGTTTCTCCGGCATATCCCATCCCCCTATTTCTATCAGTTAATTCCTGAGCTGCCGAATCCTCCACTGCCGCGCTCTGTATCGTCTAGCTCGTCAACTACTTCGAACTGTGCTATCGGCACTGCAGCCAGTACACCTTGGGCGATGCGGTCGCCTTTGCGGATGATATAGACTCCTGATTTAACATTCTCACCTCTAACGTTCTTCCCGTTTATGAGTATTGGCTCATTGACATTAGGTACTGGATATTGAGAGATATTGTCCATCAATACGCATACCTCTCCACGATATCCGGCATCTACAGTCCCTGGCGAGTTGCTGATTCGCAGTTTTGTCTTATTACTCACTCCCGACCGCGGCCTGACCTGCAGCTCATAACCAGGCGGCAGCGCTATCGCCAATCCAGTTCGCACCTTTACACTCTCTCCTGGGTAGATCAGCGTATCCTCCACGGCAACCAGGTCGAAGCCAGCATCCAGTTCCCGTGCATATTGTGGGGTCACCGCATCTGGGTGAAGCTTCTTGATCTTAACATTCACTTTCTTTTGGTCTTTTGTCACACTTGCTCCCTCCTATACTCCCGAAATATTTTGTTAAGCAGATTGCTTGTTCTTTTCCTCCAGCCAATTTGCCTTGATCCTTAGGAAACTGGGTTCATCGACTTCAATTGCCCAACTGTAGCCACTCCAATTCTTCCCTTCTCTCAATTCGAAATAGTAATCCCCTTCCATCAGCGGATAAAAGGATTTGAACGCATTCATGTCCTCAATAGAGGGTAAGCCCAACCTCCAAATTAAATCGTATGGTGTAAATGCCTCCAGGTTATAGACCTTGCAGAAGTCAGTCCATTGTTTCTGGATAGCTGACTTGCTTTTTGCCCTATAGAAACCCTCTTTGTCTGCTCTTTTTGAGAATTGGTCACGTAAATGCTCTGGTGGATTTTTCATCAGGAGTGTATGTGTATTTACAGCAAGGTTTCTATCTACGCTGCACCCAAGTAATTTTTCGATATCGCCCATCTTTTCTCTCCAAACATCCTCAAACGTCCAGAGTTTATGAAACAACTCCCATTCTTTTGTATCTGGCTTGATTTTAAATACCTTGCTCATCGATACTCCTCCTCATCACAATTTCTCTTATGTTAAGTGCCAACGTATATCCGTTCTGCCTCCGCCATATCCGATGAAGTCAAGTCCCCACGCTGGATGATTTGATATAGCGACTCAGCTACGTATTGGAGGCGTTCAATCTCAGTTGCAGCAGCCGTAGCCCTTGCTGACGAATCAATCCAGTCGTCGTGCATTTCTGTAGCGTCCTTGCTTACCCATTTCAGCTTTTCCTCTGCAGCCAACGCTCGCTGGATCCAATGCGGAAGTGCAGTTCGTGATTCCGCTATGAATTGTCCATCATGCACGCCATCACCAAAGCTATCTGTGAAGCAAATCACTTCTTGCTCAGGAACGCTAACAATAGCCAGCGAGTATCTACCGTCCGGTTGTGTATGCCATGGTCCGTCTGTAGCTGCCTCACACATCGCAAGGTCTTTTTCTGCATCACGTCCTGCTTGCATCCCGTTCCCCTCCCCAATTCCATAGTCCTTGCTGGCCTTTTGCTGGCACAGGCTCCGCGAACTGCTGGACGTCGGCCAGTTCCCATGCAAAGCGTTCGGCCCCGTACCATCCAAAAGCCTTTTCCTTGTTGCTGATTTCCAAGTGATTTGTGACTTGGCCGATCGCATCATATTCGATGATTGGCTTGATGCGAAGCAGAACGCCGTCTCTGTCATCCCATTTCCAGCATTCCGCAAGTTCGCATGTGGCGACGATGGCCCCTGTCGGCAAGCTGTCTGCTGTATATCCGTATTTTGCAAGAACGCTGCGGAAAGGTTCTTGCTGGCAAATCTCCTTGTCCACTTTCTTGGCGGCGTGAATCGCGATGCGGCCGCGGTACTTGGTCGGCCAGCCTCTCGTTTCAAACCGTTTCTCTCCAAGAGCAATCAGCGTAGCCCAAGGCTGGTGAATGGTGATGGCTTTCATGCACCGTCCTCCTCGCCAAATACTGCTTCCGTTTTGGTGTTCAGTACCATCTGAACTTTTCGTTTGCTTGTAAAATCCATTTTTTCGAAATCGACATCGAATGAGTAGCCACTATAAACGATTTGATTTGCAACCGGATGAATGGTTACTTGATCAACCATAATCACTGCTACACTGTCCGGGTCTTCTATCAGGAAGCGCTGGCTCTCATTGAGATTTAAAACGATCTCTGTCATAAACGTCCCTCCTGGATACAAACGTAATGAAATGTTAAATTGCCTTTCCGTTCCCTAGCACAGAAACCAATCGGCTCGTAATGTATTCGACCTTTCTAATCTTAGTAACAATTAATTTCTTTCCTTCAAAGGTTACTTGATCGCCTATTTCGAGTTTTAGGGGCGATTCAAGAACCACGCTGAATACCACTGCCTTTGCCATCCTCCCGCCTCCCTTTTATCACAACGATTGTTGTGTTACTCAGCAAATACGTTTCTTCTGCCCCTTTGATAGTCAGCCAGCTGGTCAGTTACTTTCCCGCCCCATTTCCAGCCATCTCCGCTGAGTTTTTCCTCCATCTTGCGGAGCTCGACTTTGTAGCACGTATCCTTCGGCAGCAGGGACATCCACCCCGTCTCATCGAGTTCCTCCAGAAGTGCGACGAACTTATGCTGCCATGTCTCCGGCATGGATTGCAGGACACTCCTCGGGACAGTCAGGTACTGCGCATAGGTTAAATTGAACCACTCATGGATATCCCTTTTTCTTTTCGGACCAAGTTCAAGCTCCTGTTCCAGTTCAGCGATTTCCCTTTCCAACTTCCTGATCTGACTCATCACAGCGAGCATCACCTGTGCATTTGGATGTCCCTCGTTTTCTGCGAAGTCGTTCAGTTCCGCCAAAATCGCTTTGTTCCCCGCGATTGCTTCCGAGATAAGCTGTTCCCTATCCATGCCCTTGCCCCTCCCTTTTTATCAAATCGTGTGTTGTGTTTAATAATATCATCAATTAATATTTGGATAATCCTACCACCAGAAAGGGTGAGTAATGTGGAGACTTTTGTTATCGACGGTAATAACATTTCCAATTATGCTAAGCTCTGCAAGGAGTTTAATAATACTGTGTTTGCAGGATTCTACAATCAATGGAAGCCAGGAAACCTAGACGGTTTTAACGACTTACTTCGCGATGTGAACGGCACTATCATCTGGAAAAACTTTGCCTAATCCAAGAAAAACCTAAGTTATTCTGAAACAGTTAAGATTCTGAAAGAACGTCTTGAATATTGTCATCCTTTAAACAGACCACTTGTTAGAGAAGATTTACAAAAAGCTGAATCAGGTATTGGTCCTACAATCTTGGATTGGGTTTTGGAAATAATCGCCCAACATGACAATGTAATTCTCAGACTGGAGTAAAAGCTTTATTCAATTACCGTTGTGTTAATAGCCGTTGAACTCTGGCATTTGGTCAAGCTGCCACTGCTGCATGGTCCTGACTTCGATCTGATAGTCCTCGAAGATTGTGTATGTCCCGTCGATCCAATCAGCGATCCGTAGTGTATCGGTTATAAATTGCTCCATCATTTCAAGTTGATCATTGCTCAACACCCGGGTCGCAGATTCGTTTAAATTAGCCAAGATCTCTACTACTGCATCTTCTGCTTTGATGAACGTCGGTCCCGTACCCGCTGGAATATGCGGTGTGAATGTTTTTACCTTTGTGCAATCAAGCATCGGCTTGCCCTCCCTCATCGATCTTTTCCAGTACATCGCACCTATACATGGCCCAATGATGATACTGACCTCGTCCATCTACCCATTTCACGTACACCGTTTTTCCGGATAAGGACACATCTTCAACAGTCCCGTTGTTTAACGACTGGTACCAGTGGTTGTTTCCGCTGCTCTTTTTATGTCGTACGCGGTCGCCTTTTTTCAAGCCGTTCAGCGCTTCAGTTCGCATGTACCCTTCTCACCTCGTCCATTACTGATTTGCCCAGATCAGATAACCTGTATTGGCCGCGCTTATCCGGGTTGACCTCGACCCACCATCTTTTGACGAGAGCCTTCAGCGGTTGATTGACGTACGATGATCCGTACAATGCAGCCCACGTTGGGTTTTGTTTGGATTGCTCGAGCTTGCCAGCAATCTGCGTCGGTGTTTGCCATTCATCTGTCAGTGCCATCAGGACACTGTATTGTTTGTCGGTTAGTATTCTCACAGTTCTTTCCTCCCTAACTATTAAGTTAAATTGTTCTGCGCCCACTGTTCTGCTAAAATGACCCATATTACTACGGTTAAATGGGGAGATCGATTTGACTAACTTAGATCAATACAAAATGTTTATCGATGATTTAGTGAAGCTACGACCATGTGTACAGTCAACTTGGGTACAAAAAGATGGATGGCCAAAGCTTCCTCAGGATGAGCAAATAAATCAGTTTCTTGATGTTTTAACATCCGAACAAAAAATGGTGCTGTCCCAGATGCTACAACAAGCTCGTGACGGAGGGATTCACGACACTCTCGTATATCTCAATGAGCGGATTACCCTAGATGATCTGCGAATTGTTGTTCAAGGCTCTGAGTTGCCTGTAGAACCATTTGATACAGAGTTACATTACGACTGGATATGTCGCACAGAAGGTGATGAGTGGCCAGACAAAAAATGATAATTCGTTCAGCTTTACTTATTACACATTTTGTTAATATCCGCCTGACATCCAAATATCAAATTCCTTATAGGCTTCTGTGCCTTCACCTACAATGCGAACGCTCCAATCATCTGGAGCTTTAATCTTATGTTCCTTTAAAATCTTTTCTAATTCTCCCGATCCTTGAACCATTGCTGATCGGGCCGATACACAACTGACTCGAACAGCGTAAGTATGCCCGCCAACAATTGTCGATGCGATCCATTCTTTTCGGTTCTTTCCGTAGTCGCCTCTGGCCAACATGATCACTTCCTTTTCAAACTGAGCAGTTTGTTAAATTGCTTCTGAATCATGTACCGCTTTAATGGCTGACAAGATCGGGAACACTTGCGCCGGTACAACTGCGTTACCACATGCTTTCAGCCGGGCAACCCTATTCTTTACTCCAACAGCCACTCGGGGCGGCTCCCATTCGTATTGTTCCTGACCTTGACCGGCTGGCCAACGTGGATAATCGATCCAATGGACTCCTGGTTCTTCGCAATCGAGGTCTGTCCATCCGATCGGGAACCCCATCAGGCTCTCTGCCCAATCGGGATTGAGTTGTCCGCTCTTATCCGACACGCACATAGACAATTCCACTTGCTTACCGATTTCTATACGGCGTTGAATACACGGATTTGATAGGTTTCCTCTATCCCTATGGTCAGAGGCATTTGGTGTTGGCCACATCTTTACCGCTGCATGCAGGTCTGGAGTACGACGCTCTCTTTCAGAAGGACAATCTCCTCTTAGAGTGGCTTTAGGCGTCGGCCAAAGCTTTACGGCGGCAGGTAATCCATTCCTTGGATCATTTGCGTTTATTTCGCCACGCTTTTCCGCATCGTTAGCTCGTGGAGTAGGCCAGAGTTTAACGGCATCATTCAGGTTCGGGCTCCATCCTTGCTCAGCTTTTCGTGCTACTCGTGGTGAATCTGGATTGTCTGCGCTTCTGTAGTCTCTAGCTTGTGGAGTAGGCCACATACCTGATATTGCAACCGCTTGTTGTAATCCAGTTTGCGCTAATCTCCCCGTGTCCTTGTCATATAATCTCTGATTTGAATGGGTTGGTATGTTTCCGTCTTTATCAACTAAGCGTTCCACTTTAACCCCTGGTTCCTGGCTAGAAGGTGTGGGCCAAAGTGAAGATCCGGTCTCTTCGATGTGGGGCACCAACGGCTGCAGCCGGTAATAAAAACGGCCTTGTTGCGTAGCCAGCACCTTCCAAGTCAGCAAGTACGTTGTCGAGGCCCAGTGTGACGTGTCCAGCAACATTTTCTCCAAGGAACCAAGTGGGCCTGAGCTCACACACAAGTCTAAACACTTCCGGCCAGAGGTGGCGGTCATCGTCCTCGCCAAGTCGCTTCCCGGCGTTGGAGAAAGGCTGGCAAGGGTATCCGGCGCAAATAAGGTCAATTGTTCGGCTGCCATCACTCGTTATCACCCCTACATCTATAAGCATTTGCTTGTTCAATTTCCGAAGATCATCGAAGACCGGTATTCCTGGGAATCGTTTGTTCAGGACCTTCACTGGATAAGGCTCGATCTCGCAGAAAGCTACCGTCTCGATCCCGGCCCACTTTGCTGCCAATCCTATCCCGTCGATTCCTGAACAGAGAGACAACATTCGCATACGCTTTACCTCCCTGCTTTACATAATTGAGCTTGTGTTAGCCTTGCTGCTGTTTAGCCAACTCTTCTTCCGCCTTGGTCAGCACCTTGATGATCGCAGGTAACCCATATTTATAAAGATCGGACAACAGTGATAACGTAAGCGGTATACTCTGACTATCAGCAAGTCGTTGATGTAAGTCTTCAAGTTCTATACGCATGTGTTGCACCTGTTTATATGCGGACTGTTCGAACATCTTCAATTCCTCCTTTCAAACTTACACCTTGTGTCCCCGTGCCCACTTTATCTGCTGCCTCATTCACCACGTTCAACCACCTGTATTGCGCTTCGTAACCTGGACCAACAGGTGATGTGCATTGTGGTCTGATCGGGCATCTGTGACAGTTCTTGGTATAATTTTCTTTACAAATCCGCTTTGCTTCCTCGCTTAGTTCAGCCATTCTGTGCTCACCTCTATAAACTGAACTGATCTACCGCCTCGTCAATCAGATCCTGTGTAATCCCGATGTATCGCAGCGTGATCGACGGGTGCGAGTGGTTAAAAATCATCTGCAATGTTGCGATATCCCGCGTGCGCTGGTAGAAGTGATAGCCGAAGCTTTTCCGCAACGAATGCGTCCCGATCTCACTGAGCCCGATCTTTCGCGCAGCTCCATTCAGAATCTGGTAAGCCCGGACCCGGGTGATTGGCTGCGGACGCTTTGATGAAGCGAACAGGTAGTCATCGTTGTCCATTCCCTGGGTGTAGCTCTTGATTGCATCGCGTAGAGCCTGGTTAATTTTGAAGCGTTTCCGTTTGCCGGTCTTTTTCTCTGTGATCAGGATATGTGATTTACCGCGCACGTCCGCGACCTTCAGCGGCAAGATGTCAGAGATCCGAAGTCCCGTGTTGATACCAAAGTTCAGTAAAAAACCGTTTCGGGCAGACTGTTTTTTCAACAGTGCTTTCAGTTCCTCGATTTTTTCCTTATCCCTGATGGGCTCCACGAAATTCATTCCGATCCCCTCCCGTAATTGCTTTTTTTGTCCCAATTTGTTGCGCTACGATTGCGGCAAAGGAGAGTGACTATATATGACAAAATCGTTTTATCACGTCATTGATTGGACTGAGGCCCGTATAGTGATTGATCAGATTATGCGTATAGACGTCCTGTTTTCTCTTGAACAGCCTGTTTGGCTACAGGGTGGACAGATTGTCGTAGTGTTTCCTGACCTACCTGTCCGACAATACGGCGCGGTGCTGCAGGTGTTTGGTAATCATGGTCAACGTTACCCATCTGGTCCTGGTAGTCTTCCATGATGCATTCGCGTTGCCATGCTAGCTGCTTAGCTCGACTCAATGGTTCTGGTATCAACTTTATTCCCTCCTCATTGCCGATACGGGCAGTCTTTTATTGTGTCTTGTGCAAACGGACAATGCGTCTCAAGAAGAAGCTCACGGGTCGGACATTTTTTGTAGTCTTTGCGTTCGCATCCCCTGCATGTGTTTCCGATTGCAAGCATGTGAAGATCGTGTAACCGCGGTATCTTGATCTTTATCTCGCCTTCTTCTGGGCTGGTTAAGGGTTTGAGGATAATTTTTGTTTCGCTTGCGAGGTTTTGGGCTGTCGTAAATGATTTTTCATCTACACATTCACGTATCTTTTTCAATGCGCTCTTTCCGATCAAACTTGCCTGAATCAAGTCGTCATGCGCTTCCTGGAACTTATCTTGCTGCGCCATTTTCTCCATCACACCAATTCCTACACCCATCAACACGACTTCATTTTGCTGATCGCCATTAAGGTAAGGCTTCACATGCTGCCCCTCCTTTTCCGAGGTTTTGCCATGGTTAGTCCTGTCGGTCGTTTTGGAGGCGGCGGCAATGACTCCAGCCACGCCCTTTCCTCATCCGTCATCAGTCTGGTTATGCAATGACCAGTTACAGGAGGTGCTGGCAATTCTCTTGGCCTAGCCCTAAACTCTGATCCGTACCTATTCGGGGCCATCCGGCTCGATTTACTCACGTTTTACACTCCCCTTCCGCACTTTGATCCCTTCCGTTCATGCAGCTCCCTCCTCCATCCGGTAAAACCTGATCTCCACCCTTGGATTATGCTTGTCCACCGCAAAGTCCATGTACCGCGGCAGCAGCCATCTGTCGTTTTCGTACACGATGCCTTCCAAGGCGTCCCAAAGGAGTTTTCCGACATTCTCCACGTCTCTCTTTCTTCGTGTCGGCCAATAGATCATTACTTCAGCCACCAGTTTCTCTTCTACGCTCATTTCCCAGCCTTGTAGGGTAATTGCCCTAGCTGCAATTTCTCGAACGTTCTGACGCCATTTCTGACCGTCTGCCGTGGTGATTCTTCGGTTGATTGCCACGTTCCGGTAAACATGGTTTATAGATGGTGGATTCCCTGGGATGATGATTCGCAATTCATTCATTGTTCCGTCACTTCCCGAAACGTTTTATTGTCCCTGTATAGCGGTGAACTACCACGAATTCATCTGGTGTGTCTCTCTCCACTAGCCAGTTTTCATAATCGAGACCATAGAATGACATTTCGTCTTTCTGCCGTTTAGTTGGGCGTTTCGGCTGTTTCATTTACAATCGCCTCCTGATTCACACATTGCGGCAATGTAACCCCACTCAGATCATGTGTTGGTGCAACCAAGATTTCGCCATGTCCCTCAAGCAAGATAAACTCTTCCGGCAGCACCGTACTTCTAGCAAAACCTTTTATGTCGTACAGTTTCCCGTGATATTTGGCTTGCATTTCACCCCTCCTCCAACAAGCGGTAATTCAATTGGAATGGGTCTCCCGATACCTCAACTGTGTAGTCCTTGCACATCTGAACCAGTCTGGAGCCGATCCCCTCGTCAACCTTTACGATCTTTTCGAATGACCACTCTGACGAGATCATGATTGGCTTTTTCTCCAAGTATCGATAGTTCACAATCCCGAAAAGCTGCTCTAACTGGAACGCCGTTGGCCCCCCGCGACCGTATTCGTCCATTGGTCGGCCTTTGAACAAATCATCAATGAATAACAACTCGCATTCCTTGAGCATGTTTACACGTTTATTCAGCAAATCGAAATCATCTTTTATTTCGTTCCATCCCTCTACCCACGGGAAGTAGATAACGGGAACGTTTTGGTACATCAGGTTATTGCAAGCCGCCATGAGCAAATGTGTTTTGCCAACACCCGGATTACCGAGGAACGCGATAGAATTTCTCCGTTCGTTCCGAATAATCTCGAATTTTTTCGTGTAGTCCTTTGCCGTTTCAAGCATCAACTTCACGATCTCTGGGCGACCATCGGCAACGAAATTCTTAAACCCTTTTTCCTTGAAATCATCTGTTATCTTGCTGGCAGACAAAGTGCGTTTTTGTAAGTAGCAGCTGCACCATTCCCAGGATTCTTGCTTGACTGGGCGTGTCTCGGTAATCCATTCACCATCAACTTTTTTCGTGAATGTCTTATCCTCGTACCATGTGTGCATCTTCCCGAGAGTACCGTTGCATTTAGTACACGAACTCGTCTGCCTCGTTTGATTCTCGTTCGATTGTTCTTGTCGGTACTTTGAAGCCGTCAAACGGGCTTGCTCCGCCCTTGCTTGAATTTGAGTCAACAGCTCGTCCAGTCCTTGCATGTGCCCGTTCCCCCTTTGAAACCATTTCTGCCTTCAATCGCATGAATTGTTCACGAAACTTCTTTGCTGAAAGAACGTTCTTTCTCCAAAAGGTATCGTTGGGCAGATAGTCCATGACAGCTGCAATGTCTTGTCTAGTTGCTTTGTCGATCTCGACCAATTTTCTGAAGTCATCTGCCCATGTTTGTTTTGATCCTTTGAATTTGAAATCTGGCATCCATGTTTGAATTTTTTCTATGAAGTAATCGATCATTTTCATGTACGGGGAATCGTCGAGGTAATTATTATTACTTTTCTTTTCTTTACTTTTCTTTTCTTTACTTTGTGGTATTTGTACCCCAGTTTGTTCCCTAGTTTCTGCGTCAGAAACTAAAGTGTTGTCAGATTGGCGTTTTAATCGCATTTTCTCTCGTTTTTCAACGACTACAGACGCCCTTTTTTTAATCCCTTCGCTCGTAATGATGCCATTTTCTTCGTACTTTACTTTGTCAAAGCAACCCCACTTTAGCGCAGTACAGAGCATCTTTTCGAATTGTTCCCTAGTTACTGCTATTTTTCTGGCGAGTATGTGGAAGGTTTGTTCCCTAGTTTCTGCGTCAGAAACATCGATCTCAAAATCAGCAGTTCTATAGATCCGTTCAAGCATAATGAAGTAAAATGCGTACCCGTCATTTCCGTATAGGGAACGTAGAGCCTCGATCTTTTCATCGTTAGCCGCATCCGTATCATGTGGAAAGTAATCCATTCCCTCTTTTCTTGGCCTCGCCACCCAGGACCCTCCTTTCTCGATGGTATCCAGTCCGGGATTGCCCGTTGTAGCTAAACCTCATCCTGCCTTCGGTAAATCGATTGCAGCCCACTCATTTCTGCCTGGATCGCTCTAGACGATTCGACCGTTGCTTTGAATAGAGCCTCTGCCAAATCCCGTTCAAACTTCAAATCGGCCACTTTCCCTCGGGCTACATCGTTGATGAGAGTCGCGGGCATATTTTCGGCCCGCAAGCTCAGCATCGTTTGACTAAGGGCGACTCGATAAGCATGCTCCTTTTCGGCGTAAGCTTTCGCTTGTTTGCGCAATTCTGTCGGAAGCTTGTCCAACCGTTGAGATACGCGCCGGATATCTTCGACGAGTTTAATGTGATCCATTACTGTGCTGCCCTTTCATTTGCCATTTCTTGGAAGGTAAACCACAATTCTTTTTTGCTGCTTTCGATCAATTCATACAGTTCTCTCGGAGAATAACCAAAGTCGTCAATGAACATCGAAAGAGTGGCTACCAACATCTGGTGATGAGGATTGTGGATGTCAAATTTGCTCTTACTCATGCCTCTCCCCTCCATTTTGAGTCATTCCATTTGCGCAACCGGCCATTTATCTGGATACAGTTTTCTCAAATAAGCCTCGAACCATTTCCGCACTTCCGGTATGTTATGAGCTGCCCAGTGACACGAACCTTTCCGTGTCACCGGACCGCAAGCTAATGCAACGTTCCATTCCTCACCACTCCCACCATGCGAACGATAGATTGCGTGGTGTGCTTCTAGGTTTGTCCCACGTCCGCACCTGGCGCATTGACCGCGGTCCCGATCAAACACCCTAGCGTAAGTTTTCGGCTTGATTCTGCCGCGCTCTCGACGTTTTGGCGAGCGGCGTTTGTGCTTTAATTGTCGTGACTTTGGGTATTCGTTGACTGGCATCATCTGACCACCACCTAGAACGGAAGATCATCATCGGATATGTTGATGGGCTTTCCGGCATTTGCGAATGGATCTGCAAACGGATCAAAGTCATTTTTTGCCGGCTTCTGATCCTCGGAATTGCTACTGCCAATGAACTCAGCGTTTGTGGCGACTACTTCGAGTACGTATCGCTTCTGGCCGTCTTTTTCATAGGATCGTTGCGAAATACGCCCCTCAATTGCGATTTGTCTGCCTTTTGCACCGCTGTATTGGGCTACATTCTCAGCAAGTTTGTTCCAGAACACGATCGGAATATAGGAAGTTTGCTTTTTGTCACCGTATCCATCGCTCACAGCAAGGTTTCCGCTTGCCACAGCCTTACCATTTGTCGTGTACCGCAACTCAACATCTTTTGCCCAACGACCAATCAACGCAACGTGATTCATGCTTTTACGCCCCCTTATTCATTTCTGCTATCTTCTGGGTTAAATATTGTTCAATTCGCTTGTCGCTCCAGTTGTTTTTGTAGCAATTTGACATGAACTCTTCGAAACCGTCATCGGTCGCTCTGAACGTTTCGTACTTTGCTTTGATTACGGCAAGACGTTTTTGCTTTGCCTCTTCATCCAATTCGGCGCTGCTGACTTTATCCGGGTCATCACCTGTCGGAATGGCGAATGAACGCAGCAGGAGATACTTATAGCTGTATGTCATCGCTTTACCTACGCCTTTATCCTGTGTGTCAGCGCCTGTGCCAGAAGAAACGATCGTCTCAAATTCGCCTGTCTCAATATCGATGATTTTGTACTTTGTATCCACTGTCGTTAGCGTTTCTTCCCGTTTGTGGGCTTGCTCAATAGGGAGGATGATCAAACCATTTTTGATCAAGCTGGCCCTAACAGTTGATGTAACCTTCTCCTCTGAAATGGCTTTGTATTTCGTGCTCTTAAATTCCACGCTGTCATCCTTCTGCAGATACTCGATGTCTTGCATGACCTTATGGATTTTTTGATACAGCTGGGCTTTGCTCATTCCGCAACCTCCACTTTCAAGGCTTCTGGCTGCTCCAGTACGGTTACGCCTTCGATAAATGACCCTGTATCTACATCAATCACTCGACCATCTTCCAATACCTGCACAGAAGCTTTTAGAGACACCTTATCCAGTTCTTTTTTCACACGGACATATTTATCCAGGCCAGAGGCTTCGATTGATTCTAGGGCCTTCTGTTCGTCATACGACCACTTTGGTTGTTGCTTACGGAAACCGACTTTCCCGTATGGTGTAGATGCTTTCCACTTCGGATCTACGGCCCGTTGTGATCTTGCGAAGTCTTCAATGAGCATAGTCAGGAACTGTTTATGGTCCTCGATATCTTTACTGACCTTCTCTTCCCATGCCTGGATTCGCTCATATTCTTTCTTTGCCAGGGCTTCGTGTTCTTTACGCTTCGCTTCAAGCGCTGCCAACTTGCGCAATGTCCAGTTCAACGAATCCAAGTCTGTGATGCGAAAACGTTGCTTTACTTCGGCTTCCGGCAACTGAAAAGCAATCTCTTGGAGCTCGTCCAACTCCATATTCATCAATGCATTCATGCGAATACCTCCCTAATCGAGTTACGTCATGCCCCTACCTCTACAGACCGCTACAGCTCCGATGACTGCGCCACGCTCGATAAAAAGCTACTTCTCAGCTTCCTAATGCAAACATTTCACGCAATCTCTTTGAACGCCTTGGAGGACGAATTTCTTTTTGGATTACTTGAAATATTTCGTCAGCCATTCTCATCACTAACGAAAGTCGCGTATTTTGGAGAACAAAATACTCCATATATCCACCTACATTTACAATCCCGGCTATTGTTACATCGCCAATCTCAGGCAGTTTTTTACCCACTCCTGCACCCGGTTTCAAGGCCTCTTTTTTGATTTTTATCTTTCCAACATCGTTGAATTTTCCAAGGGATGCATCGATCGCGATCACAAAGTAATCTTTGTATGTCTTTTCGATGTATTCGATCGTTTCGGAAATGTTTTGGGCATGTACCGGATCATCGATTGTTCCCAAGACGTCATATCCCTTGGCTTTTAATTTTGTGCCAACTATCGGACCGAGTGCGTCTCCGGTTGAACGATCAGTTCCAACGCATACAAACAAAACTTTTTTGCCCCTGGGCTTTACTGACCTTAACTTTTCGGTTAAAGATAAATTCACTTCTTATCCCTCCCCAGCCGTGATCGTCACGGCTCCCAAATAGTTAAATAAGCACCGGTCATTGCAAAACAAATCACTTTCCAATGTGGTCGCAAGCTGACCCTCGTATATCTCTGCACCGCACTCTTCGCAATAATCAAGCACTTTCTGCTGCGTCGGCTCCTGGAATCTGTCCATTTTCTTGTTCCTCCAGATCCGTGATTTTTGCTAGTCTGTATTCGATATTGTCTTGGAGATCATTCATTCGCTGTTCAGCTTCTTCGGCTCTGTTCCTGTGCCTGATAGACTCGTCCGAATGGTGCTTCCACTCGGATTCGGCTTCTAGCTTCATCCCAATAAGGTCGTCTATCTCTCTCAAAAGCTCATCAATCTGATGTTTAATCGGCTTCATACTTGACCTCCGATCAATTGTCCATTAAACTGAGGACGGGTATATTGAGTTTGTACAGTCTGTTGCGAGCAGACTGTTTTTTCTTTTTCTTGGATCGTCTCTGACAACTCTCGCGTGAGATTACGGTAAAAATCGTGAGCAACGTCATCACCTTTGCTCTTGGCATCAGCCATTTCTCTTTGGTAAAACAGCAGTCTCCGTCGAAGTGTATGGATCATACAACCATCTTCCTCAAATTTTGAATTCTTATTGATACACGCTGATGAGATATACCTAACTCCTTACCGATCTCTTTTTGCGTATATCCCCGAAGAAGCATCCTTGTGATTATCGGCTCCCTTTCGCTGTAAGCCTTTTTTAAATTACTAGCTATCACTTCACTTTCTATCGAAACGGTATCCGGAATAATTTCTGCTAAGCTCGACTTGCTATTATCCAGAAGTTTATCCAGGCTCATGGGAACTTTACGACGCTTTTGCCTGCCGTGATAGTCATACATTCGTTGAAGTTCGGCTCTGATCCAAGTAGCTGCGTATGTCGAAAATGTGTATCCTAACTCTGCGTTAAATTTCCTAGCCGCTGTCATCAATCCAATGCATCCGGTCTGGAAAAGATCATCTTCATCCATTCCAAGTGGCGGAGTATAGTTGTATTTGTTAATGATTTTCCAAACAAGCCCCAAGTGTTCCGTTACATCGATCATGTCTCCAACATCCTCCTTAGTTGAATTTCCCTTCTGACAACTTCGCGAATGCGTTTGATTACTACGTCTGCCTCGCGCGGCATATAAGCGCCGTGTTCCCATCTATTAATTGCTGGTTGATCTGTACCAAGCAACTCACCCAATCGCTTCTGTGTGATCCGTGCAGCCTTCCGCATGTTCCTTACAAACTCCGCGAAGTCTTCCCGACTGATCGGTTCCACTGCTGTTTGTTTCATGTCTCTACTCCCTTACTTTTGATTTTTGTTCCTTTAGAAATTGTTCCAGGCCATCCAAACGTTTGCTGTACTCCTTCATTGTTACCCTCTCTCTTTTGGTAGGACTATCCTCCTGCATGTCGAAATGGTTTGTTGTCCAGACTTACCATTTCATATGAGAGGAGGTATTCCATGATTGATGATCCATTTGAACCTGTGCGTCGGCAGTTAGAGCAATTTCAAAAAGTGATGAGAAATATAAGCTTTCCTGTTGAGCAAGTTATCCGACATGAGGAAATGATCAAACGTTCTTTCTTGCCTTTGCTACAGGTTTATTCAGCTATCGAATCTGGTCCGTTAGTTCAGCTAAATGAGACGGTTCGAAAAATGCAAAGCATCATTGATTCAAATCGCGAAAGCATTGCACCTGCTATGAAATTGATGCTGGAACACCAGCTTCGTTTAGAAGAAGTAGTGCGTAGTGCAATAACCGCTGAAGTGATTGACCGCTGGAATCCAGTTATTGAAAAAGTTACTGAGTCTGAGTATTTCGATGCTGAGATTGAACAAATAGAAGAATTGGTGACTGAGTATCCAGTGATTAATCAGGAAATTCACATTCACATTCAACCTGAGTCGAATCGCTTTACCTGGAAGGATTTAATTACCCTTGCCGGAATTTTGATCGCTCTTTTAGCTTGGTTTGATTCGAATAGTTCTCAGGAAGGAACCATCGCTAACAACGTCAAGGAAAAAACTGCAGAAGCAATAGAAGAGGTATATGAAACACTCGATAATATTTTTTCCTTTATTGGTTCTCACTTCCCTGATTGGTCAGACGATCACGAAGGCGACCAAGGAGATCCCGGGATTCCCTGACAATCAGATCTATTTCTTGATTTGTTTTTTTCTGCTGCTCAATCACCAATTCATACTGTTGATTGAGCTCTTTTCTTTTTTGAAAAGTAGACCAGTTTAGTATCGTGGTCACGATAAGCGCCAACAAAGTGATCACTTCAATCGATTGTTTGAGACGACGCAATGTCTTACCGCCCCTTTCAACTAACAAATGTAAGTTGCCTGTTCGCTTCCTCTACCTCACGTAACAGCTTGCCTTGTGGTGACCATTTCTTGAGGTAGTCCTTTGCCTTTTCACAATCTTTGACCGGAGTGTCTTTGTATGATCCAACATTGAAGTAATCCTTGTAGTCGCTCCAGATGGAACTAAACAGCTTGTCCCGCAAAGGTTTGTTTCGATATGATGGAGACTCTTTGCCACCGACGATCTGAAGGATTTGTGCTTTTGCAGCTCTTTGGAGCGCTAACTGCTGACCGTAATCTACTGTCATGTTGTGTTCGAGATTTTCGACGCGAGTTTCGATTTCTTGCGTTTTCTTATCGATTGCGAAGATGGCCTGCAGTTCTCTGCTGAGTCCGATGTATGGATTGACTGTTTGGCGCTCCATTTCTTCAAACTTGGTCACATATGCAGCGGTGAAAAGGACTCCTTTTTCACCAGTTAGCTTATTTGCTACCATGTCGCAGCCTTTGCGAGTGAGGAGATAACAACGTCTCATTTCGCCTTTATTGTCCTGGTAGTCACTTTCGATGAAAAAATCTGACGAACGGAAATTTCCGTTGGTTAAATGATTGATGTACCCGTCGATTTTTCCCAACAAATCAGCGTGTCTTACGTTGAGCATTTCTGCGACTTCTCGGCTATCCACGAAAAGTTGACCGTTTTGTTGAATGATTTGCAGTTGATCCACTTTCCCATCCCCTTTCTGCTTGTCCATCGTGGCGACTCTTAAGAGCCGCTTGCCAACTTGGAAGTACTTTCTTTTTCAAGTCTTGCGAGTAACGGTTTTGTGAAAGCCTTCGACAAAGCAGCAGCTAATTTTTCTGGCGGGATCACAATTTGAACTTGTTCCAATACACCTTCTCCTTTCTCGTCTACCCAAAGTAAATTTGATAAAAGGGCATACTTAAATAAGCACCACAAATTTCTCTTGCGGAAACTCAAATTTAGGTATATAATTCATTTCGGAGGTAAAACTAAATTTGAGTTAACCGCGTAAATAAAATTCTGGCTTATGGAGGTCTGGAAAAATCACCTCATCTGGAACTCCAAAGTAGTGCTCAATACGTTTCAATAGCCTAGTCCCAGGTACTGATCTTCCGTTTTCCAATTCACGCAAATGGGTTTCAGTAATACCCAGTTCATCTGCAACAAAGCGCTGAGTCCCCTTTGCTTCGCGTAGTTCTTTGAATCGAATGCGAGGATTAGCTATTGTCTTTGTCATATCTATTTTTCACCTCCCTATTATCGTATACCCAATATAACACTCAAATTTAATTTGAGCAATACCCTTTTACTAAATTTTAATTTGTGGAGTGACTAAAATGACTCTTGGCGCAAGAATTAAGGAATACCGGCGCAAACGAGGCTACACACAAAGTCAAATGGCAGCTAAGTTGAACATGACAGAAGCAAATTTTTCTAGTTATGAAAGAAATAAAAGTGTTCCTCCAAGCGAAAAATTGTCGCAAATAGCTTCAATACTCAATGTAACAACAGATTATTTACTCGGACATACTGATACACCTTTTAAATCCGAGGAAAATTCTAATCCAACAGATACGTCAATTCCTAAATGGGCTTCTCCTAAAGATATTCGAGATTTCAAGAAAATGTTATTAGAAGATTCTCCTATTATGTTTGATGGAGTCCCTTTAGATGATGAAGACAAAGAGAAAGTTTTAAAAGTCATGGAAGCGATCTTCTGGGATGCAAAAAAGAAAAACAAGAGGAAACCTGTCGGAGATTAATACAGGGGGATGGAATGGACAAGCTTATCCGAACACTCATCCGCAAACATAAAACCCATTGTCCTTTTGAACTTGCTAAAAGATTGAACATTAATATCTGGTTTCATGATTTAGGAAATAGTACTCGTGGATTTTATATGAGAAAGTTAAGAAGGCGGTATATTGTAATCCATGAAGATCTCGATGAAAACTGGCAACGATTTATTTGCGCGCACGAGTTGGGGCACGATCGGCTTCATCCAGGATTCAGTCGCTTTTGGTTGGACGAGCATTCTTTTCGGAATCCCGGTAAATACGAACGACAAGCAAATAAGTTTGCTGTTAGACTTTTGACTGCTGGAGACACATTAGATGAAGGGGAATCAATTTCAGAACTTTTAAGACGAAATGGCATCCCAGAAGAAATGCACATATTTTATTGAGGAGGCGTTTGAGAGTGCGAGGTATCCAATATATCAGGGTATCCGACGAAGAACAAGCAATTGAGGGTTACTCTATTACAGCTCAAAAAAGCTTACTTGATCGCAAGTTTGCTGAATGGGGAGCTAACTTAGTCGGAGTTTATGTTGATGAGGGTTACTCCGCTAAAAACATGAGAAGACCTGATTTGCAGCGGCTTATCAAAGATATCGAAACTATCCGCCCGGATTTTATCGCCTTTTGGAAGTTGGACCGTTGGACTCGTGACGGGAGGGACTGGCATGTTCTTCAAGACATTTTGAAAAAACATAGTGTCGAACTGAGAAGCGCAATAGGCGAAAACTTAAAAGAGACAACTGCGTTTGACCGCTTTAATGTCGGGTTAAACGTTCTCTTGGGTCAGTTCGAACGAGAGCAAATATCGGAAAGGGTTCATTTTGTAATGATGGAGCGCCACCAGAAAGGACTAAGGAACGGTGCGAAAGCTCCTTACGGGTACGATTTGGAAAACGGCAAACTTGTAATAAATCCAGAACAAGCCGAAATAGTGAAGAAAATTTTCGATATGTATACTAACAAGTTAGCTGGTTTTAGAGAAATAGCAGTTTCGCTTAACCGAGACCCAAACAAGCCTGACGACAAAATTTGGAACTATTCCGCTGTTCGTTACGTTCTAACGAATCCCGCATACTGCGGAAAACTTCGTTGGAACTATCGTAAAGCAAGTGGTAAACCAACGGGACAAGCAGTTATAAGCGAATCCGACCATGAGCCAATTATCGATGAAGTACTTTTTCAACGAGTATTTAATGAAATATCATTGCGTTCTAAAGGTGGAAAAACCGTTTCCTCCGATTATGCTTTTTCTGGCATTCTACGATGTGCAAGGTGCGGTTATGCTATGACTGGATTTTCTGCTAAAAAATCTAACGGCAGGCATAGATACTATAGATGCACTGGGCGTGCGCAATACGGGACTTGTAACATGCCTACTGTAAATGATGTAAAAGTGCAGGAAGCCTTCCTGTCATCACTAGCCTATGACTCAGAGCAGTTGAGAAAGTTAATAAAAATTTCTATAGATAGTGCAGTTTCGGAAAGGCAAGATTACCTCGAATCGTTAAAAAAGGAACTCGAACAAATCAAACGCAGAAAAAAGAAATGGCAGCTGGCCTATGCAGATGATGCTATTACTTTAGAAGAGTTAAAGGAACGCACAAGTGAGGATAACCAACGAGAGACTGAACTATTAGAAGAAATTCGATCTATACCCGAGCATACGGAAACTCGTTTGACAAAGGAAGAGATCGTTAATCAATTATCAAAAGTGCGAGAAGTCTGGGAAAACACCGATGATGAAAAAGCTAAAAAAATCTTTTTAAGAGAAATTTTTGAATCGATCACTATAAATTGTACTGCCGAGTACACCAAAGGCGGACCCGGCAGATTTGCTGAAGTTGTGGTTACAGACTTTAAGCTTCTTAGTTAATCCCAAGCGAATCTTTGAGATTTCCACGGGTCACCGTACATATTATACCCATTCTTCTCCCAAAAGCCTTGCCGATCCTTCTCCATAAACTCAATTCCCCGCACCCACTTGGCGCTTTTCCAGAAATACAGATGCGGCACCACAAAACGAAGCGGCCAACCGTGTTCAGGAGTCAGATCCTCCCCGTTGTGCTTGTAGGCAAAGAGATTGCCTGGGGCAAGAAAGTCTGCAAGCGGTAGGTTGGCTGTCCAGCCCTGCTCCGCGTGCAGCATGACGTATTTGGCTTCCGGCTTGATGCGGACGAGCTTGGTGATTTCTTCGACAGGAATCCCTTCCCAGACGTTGTCCAGCTTGCTCCATCCTGTCACGCAGTGAATGTCATTGGTGGAATTCCCTTTGGGCAGCGCCATGAGCTGTTCATAGGATAATGTGGCTTCTTCCTCGA